TGGCAGGACCCAAGGATCTTCTCACTCCTGAGCAGTACAAGCACTGGTACGCTCGGCATAAGCAGGTAGAGAAGGAAAGGCAGTGGAGGATTAGGTTGGAGAACAATCCTATCAATGCACTTCCAGTGCATGAGCGAGGCGAGCTCCCCGATACCTCCAGCCCACTACAGGATTAGGGTTGAGTCGTCCTCAACGACCTTCGTATCCTCCTGCGAGCCGCCCTCGAGTCTCTTGAAGACAAGCTCGATCGAAGCCAGGTTAGCCTGGTATGCAGCACCAAGCACCAGAGCACACGCCATGCGGTCTCTGATGTTCGAGGTCTTGAGGTAGATGTTCTGCACCACGATGAGACGTTGGTTCCAGAGCCACATGATGCGCGTGTCATCCGTGGTACGGTGGTCCTCCGGAATATTGCTCGGCATACGACGAGCAATAGCACCGGCCTTACGCTTCTCGTTGCGGAGCTTCTCCCCGCTCGTCGCTTCGCTCATCAGTGGTTCCTTCCGTTGACTCAGTGAGGCCGATCGTCAGGTCGAGCAGCTGCAAGCTCTTGGCGTTGCGCACGGCAGGGTTCGTACCCTGACGACGCGTACCAGTCAGACGATCGAGAAGAATGCGCTGTGCTCGGGTAGCTCGGGCGAGTGAGCCGCGCACCTTCGTGTTGGGGTGGTTCGCAATGTCGAACAGGTTGCGAGCCACAAGCTCCCAGATCGGCATGTCGATCCGGGCAGTCTCAGGCCAATCAGGATACCTGTCCACGTAGGACAGAGCCTGACGAATGCTCTTGTGTCTGTCAAGGGGCACTGTTATACGCCTCCGAATAGTCTTGGACGTAGTCCGTGGTACGGCTGCTGGACGAGGAAGAATAGAGCTGCCCGAAGAAGTCAAGCTCCTTGATTGCCTGGACCACGTAACGGAGAGCATCCATCAGGTGAGAGTACTTGTCGTGCACCGGGACCGGGCTGTACTCACCGGTCTTGGGGTCGAAACGATACTTGTAGTTCTCCATGCAGTCCAGGAGCTCGTCGCAGTTCGGGCGGTCTGTACGACCCTTCGCCTTCTCCTGGTCGGTGAGACCGTTGACGTACGTGTTGTACATCTGCAGTCGAACGCTCTGCACCATGGTGATGATGTCAGCTGCATCGGTGTCGGGCAGACCCTTAGCCTGCCAGATGTTCGATCCCTTAGCCAGCACAGCAACGTTCGGGAACCGGAGCTTCATCATGTCAGCGGGCGTGGTACGGACAGCCGTCTCGTGGTGCAGCGCGTCCCAGGGCAGGATGATCTGGTGCAGCTGATTGAACCAGGGCTTGGCCTGAAGCACATCTACGTACTCCGGCAGAGCCTTGCCGTGACCCTGGCCACAGTCAAAGACGAAAAGTTTTTCGTTGAACCACTGGAAGGCGATCCACGCCGTAGCGTCGGAGTGCTTGCCGGACGAGCCGATGTCGAACGCCACGTATACCGGGTGGTTGCGGTTCCAGTTGAACGCGTCGGTCCGGTGCTCAGCGATCATGCGACCGAGCGCTTCACCGTACACTGCAGCGGCGTCCATCTCTTCGAACGAGACGTGGTATTCCTGGTTGAACATACGCGTGTTGCCGAAGCGCTTGAGGTACGTTTCCTCAGTGCGCTCGAGCTGCTCCTGCGTACGAACAGGCGGAAGACCGTTCCGCTTCATGATCTCATTGAGATCGTCGATGGTACGGATGATCAGACCGAAGTCGGGGCGACCCTCCATCGACTGCATGAGCTGCCACAGCGGGTTGCCACGCTTGCCACGAGGGGTAGACACCGCCATGAGGCGTGTGTTCGGCTGCTCGCCGTCGATGATGGGCTGGAGTCGCGGGATAGGGTCTTCGCGACGGAAGAGTGAGAGCTCCGTGATACAGTAGTCATCGAACGACGTACCGACACCGGAGGAGTCTTTACCGCTCTCGAAGTAACCTTCGAGTTTGAGCAATGACTTGTTTCTGAACTGGCCGGTCATCATGGTGTTGAGCCACTTGACCTCGCCCTCGGGCACGTTGTCTTGCAGCATCTTGACCTGCTGCTGTGCTACCGGGTCCCAGTAAGACTTGTCGTACAGAATGTTACGCACCGACTTGGCGTCAGGTGCAATGTAGACACCGTTGGTCTTGGGGCGGCGGAGACGACCGTCAACCGCCTCCATGGACATGGAGACGTCCTTCCCGCTCTGACGCGGGTACACCAGCAGACCTGTCCGCTTGGTACGCCACATCTGATGGGCCTCAGCCTGGTAAGGCCGGGGCCGGTAGAAAACGGGAAAGACGTCTCCTTGTGCCATGGTCAGACGTTCTTGCGACGAGCGGCGTGCTCGAGCACGACCTCACGGGCGCGGCTCTGGACCGCGGTAAGAGCGCCGAGCACCTGGTCCTTGGCCACGCCGTCGTCCAGCTCGTTGTTGAGAGCGACCCACGCGTCGTTCAGCAGATCGTTGCCGTCGCGCTGGTCGTCAGACTCTTCGGCGGGGGTCGACTCTGACTCTTCGCGGGCGTCCTCGATGAGATTGCGCACGCGCTTCTCGCTGATGAACGTCTCGCCCTTGTAGACGAGGGTCCCCTCGTCTTCGTTGACCTCGACCTCGGGCTTGGTCTCGACCGAACCGCCGTCCGCCGACTTGTCGTCGACCGGCTTCTTGTCGCCGGAACCCGGAACCGGAATGTTCTTCTCGGCGTCCTTGTCGACGGTCTTGTCGCCGGTCTTCTTCGCTGCTGCAGCAGTCATCATTTCTCCTTTGTTATTCCTGAACGCGTTTCAGGAAGCGAAGATCGCTTTGCCGCCCCACATCAGCGCCTCTTCGAGGTGCGTGAATGCGAGCGATTTCTCGCGGCCGTCCTGAACCTCGTGGTTCAGAAGCTTGGCGACGTTAGCGATTGCGAGTCGGTACTCTTTCTGGAACTCCAGCTGCTCCTCAGAGGCCGGAGTGTCCTGAGCAATACCGAATCGCTTGTCCATATCATGGTCATTCTCCCGAAGACCCTGTCCAAGTGCCATTGCATTCTCCTTTGTTTGAGGTTCAGGATGGGCGACGGAGCGCTGGGGACGCTGGGGAGACCGCCGCCCATCCGGTCTAGATGCCGAGGGTGCCCGGCATGGGAACGCCGGACGCACCCCAGAAGGCACTGTAGTCGTCAGCGGCTTCTCCCTGGTTGCCGCTCTTGGAGAGGACTCCGGCCTGAGGCTGGAACTTCCCCTCAGCGTCGCGCTCCTGAGCCGCTGCAGCCTGACGCTGCTGCTCCGCGCGCTGCTGAGCTGCCGTCACGCCGTTGGCACCGCGCTGCTTGGCGATGTCTGCACGGAGCGAATTGATCAGCGGCTGGACGTTGACGGCGTAGCCGATCGTCTTGCCATTGATCTTCGTCGCGTATGGAGCGGCGATCTCCACGAACCGAGTGGCGAGCTCCTTGTCGAAGCCCTTCGTGTTCGGGATGAGATCGGGGTTGTTCTCGAACAGAAGGAACGACTCCTGGATGACGCTCGCCATGGGACGGGCGTCGTTGCTCTTCTCAGCGGTCCGGTCCTTGACCATCTTCTCGACGATCGAGGACAGGTCCTTCTGGTACTGAGCGGCGTCACGAGAGTCGTTCAGCCTGATCCGGTCACCCGGCTTGGCGTCACGAGCGAGCGACGGGACTTCCTGACCTGCGAGGCGGGCCGGAACGTCTTGGAGAATCTCGAGGACCTCCGGCTCGATCTCTTCCTGCAGCTCAGCGATTGCGGCCTGACGGAACGAGAGGTCCATCTGCTGGAAGGCCTTGTCCCGTGCCGGGGCGAAGAGCGCTACGGCGTCGGCGGACTCGAGTCCTTCCGTAGCAACGCCTGCAGAGTCGGACTCAGCTCCACCGTCGCCTCCTGCTCCGGGATCACCATCAGCTTTCCCGGTGCCTGCATCTGTTGCAGCTGCTCCGCCGTCAGCTCCGGGCTGATCACCAGCCGTAGTGGATACAGCTCCAGCATCCTGTGCTGTGCCATCTCCCGTAGCTGCTGCAGCTCCTTCACCCGAAGTAGCTGCGCCCTCCGCTCCAGCTCCAGCTGCCGAATCAGACGTTCCGCCTTCTCCAGCTTTCGCTGCGTCTTCCGGATTGTGGACCGAGTTGTAAGCGAACGCAAAAAGGTCGTCAATCTGAGAGACGTACTTCTCGTTGCCAGTGGTCTCCTGGCCCTCGGTGTTCGTGCCATCGCTCATCGCACGTCCGTTTCGTCGAGCTCAGCGTTGATACGCGCGATGAGCTCCTGGCCGTCTTCCTCGGTCATGTTCTCGTGGAAGCCGTAGAGGTTGCGGAGGTTCTCCACAAGACCAGAGTTCTTGTTGATGAGGAGCGCCGTCACGTCGGACACCGCCGCGTGCATCGTGCCCTTGCGAGCCTGGCTCTTGATGTCGACCTTGTCCCAGGCCGCCACCCAGCGGTTCGAGAGGCGCGTCCACGCCACGATGACGTCCATGTAGGCGTCCTTGTGGATGACGAAGTCGTTGACGTTCTCCTGGAAGAGCTCGTTCTCCGGCTTCGGGAACTGCGCCTCCAGGACGCGAATCGCCTCTTCGAGGTAGGACTTGCGCATGGTCAGGTACGTCGGCAGGTCTGCGTAGCGCAACCACGGCCACTGACGCAGGATGCCGTCGGCGAGCGGCATGGTGACGCCGTGCTCGCAGACCATAATGAACTGACGCAGGACGACTCGCCACGACTCGAACATCGTGTGGTCGTACTGGCCGCTCTGTCCCTTGCGCTGAGCCTCCAGGAACTCAGGGGTACGAGGGAAGGCGACATCGTCGTCATCCTCGTACTGGATGCTGGGGTCGCTCGGCAGCTTGAAGCCGTCGTCTCCAGCGTCGAATGCGGCGTCCTCGACAAACTCGTCGGTGACTTCTTCAGTGGGCTTGTTCTGTTCCATCAGAGAACGTTCCTTCCGAGAACCTTCATGTTGTACTCCCGCTCGATTGCGTCACGAACGGCGTTCATATCGAAGCACAGATCGCTGTCGATATAGACGGTCTTGTCCTGCACGGACTTGGGGATGAGGTCGAGGCCGCCGTAGTAGTTACGGATCTCCTCGTAGTCGAAGGCACGCCGTCCGTTGTACTGGTGGATGCGGAACGGGAACCGAGGATCGCGGTAGATGCCGACCTGGGAGGACGGCATGGTGATCTTGACCTCGACCTCGTGCTGTTCGTCGCCCGCAATCTCGAACGACTCATCGAAGCCGCCGTCCGGACGCTTGGTCTTGATCGTGACCACGTCGCTCGACATGGTCTTGGTGCGACGGATCATCCGTCGCTGAGGGATCGCGGGCTTCGCGACCTCGTCCCGGTACCAGACTCGACCAAGCGAGTCGACACGGAGAGGGTCGTTGGGACCGTGCGTGTTGAACGTCAGTCCAGCACGGTTGGCACCCTGGTCTGAGAACGGAACGTCGAGCAGCCGGGCCAAGGTCTCGGGTGCGTACTGAGCCCAATCTTCCGGGTGATCCTTGACATTGTACTCCGGCTCCGGGCCGCCAGGTGCCGCGCTCTGGGGCGCGGGGGCCGGGGCAGTACCCTGGGATGGGGCCGGGGCAGCGGGCGCGAGAGGCGCGGCCTCAGCCACAGGCGCGGCCACGCTCGCCAGCGCCGCCGCCCATGCGTCGGTCGCTTCCGGGATGGGGTCGGTGTCGTGCGATTCGGTGTACGTGCTCGTCTCTTCGGGCGAGCCGAACACCTTCTCGTGCACGGCCTGGAGCTGAGCCTCCGTCCACTGGACGTAGACACCGGGAGGGAACTCGAAGTTCACTCCCTGCTCTTTGGCGATCTTCAACTCCTGGTAGAGTCGCGCCTTACGGGGAATATCGGGCATGAGAACCCTCCTGGGTCATGGGGCGGTTGGGGGCCAAACGGGCCGCTAGGCACCCATTCTACCACAAACCGCCCCGCCCCGGCTACGGCCAGACCTGAGTATCGCCGACGTAGACCTTGTCTGCGAGACCGCTCCCGACGTAGACCTTGTCAAACGGCTGAGTCGGCTCGGGAGGAAGTTCTCCGAACGTCAGGGTACGAGTGTCCATGACGTCAGTGGCACCTGCAGAGTTGACGCGCACGCCCTCCCAGGTCATGGTGAGAACCAGGCCGTCGTCCTCGACCGTGATGCGAGAGTAGCCGCCCCAGTCAGCTTCCAGCTGAGCACTGGTACGAAGCGGCAGGTCAACCAGCCAGCCCGCTCCGCCCTGCCCAGCGTCAGAAGAACGGTTGAACCCCGAGATATTGAAGTTCGGAACGCCCTCGAAGCGCTGACCCTGCGCTGCAGTACGCGTGCCGTCAGTCACCTGCAGGGAATGGGAGTCGCCGCCGATCATGACGAGCTTCTCCTTCAACCAGAGGTTGACGTTGAAGAACTGCTCGAGAGCATCGGTCTCACCAGGGAACGAGTTCCAGCGACCGTTCGCGTGGTTCTGTCCCGTCCATTGACAGAGCCACACGATCGCTGCTGCGCCGCCACCAAGAAGCTCCAGCGTGTCCATGAACCACTCACGCTGAGCAGTGCCGAGGAAGCTCTTGTATTCGTCAACACCGTCGTCCGGGTCGTCCTTGTTGGTCCACTGGTCGGTCTGGATGAACAGAACGCGGCCCATCCACCATGCGCGACCGAACGAGTCAGCCGTACCCATGCCGTCCGAACCGAAGAGCTTACGAGCTTCGGTGTTGGTGGCAGGGTCGGTGGTCCCGAGATTGAGCGCCGTACCTGCCCCGCCGTCGTTCGTGATGATACGGTCGTGGTTGTCCCACGTCCACGTCATCGGAATCTGACCGAGCAAGTTCTTCATGCGAGGGGCCGCAAGAGACGTCTCGACCCCTGCACGCCAGGCCGCTGCAGTGGTAGCGTCCGCGTAGTGCAGGTCACCCATGTGAGCAAACACGCGAGGCTGGTCTGCCAAGATCGCGTCGAAGACAGGGTGGTTCGATCCCGTGAACTGGCACGAGCCGGTCACCATGACGAACGACGCTGCACCAGTAGCCTCCGGCAACGTGCGTACGCTGAGCGCTTGGCTCACCAGCTCGTTGCCGTCAACAACGAACTGCACGGTGTACCCCGTGTCAGGCGACAGGTTCGTGAACGTCGTGTGACCCCAGCCCGAGATCGCATCGACGTCGAACTCCTTCATGGTCACGAGGCTGGCACCCTGGTACAGATACGCCTGCACGTGAGTACCGTTGGCCACGTCCACGCCCACCGTCACGCTCGTGTCCGTAGGATTGGTTGCCAGACGAGCGCCGATCGTCGGGAGAGGAGGAGTATCGGGAGACACGACACCAAGCAGAACAGCCGCGCTGTTCGAAGCGTGGCTGTTCGTGAACGTTGCGCTCGTTGCTCCGACTGCTCCTGCAGGGCTGACTCGCTTGGTTGCGATATACAGCGCGTTGAGGTTGTCGCTCCCAACGGTATGACCGTCGTAGAACGTCGTGAAGCCGTTGTTGGGTACCGGCTCGTTGTCGTTCGCGATTGTGCGCTCTGCAGCAATGTACAGCGCGAGAGTCTTGTCGGTGACCGTTGTAATGCTCGGAGCTGTCGTGACAAACGCGCCGCCCGAAGCCGCACGCGTACCAACCGCTCCGACAATCGGAGCAACGCCGTTCCAGTCAGGAATGGTGACCGTAGCAACTCGCCACCCATCCGCACCCGTACGAGTTAGCGTGTACGTCGTGTCGTCGGCGTGGCGAATCTTCGAGAACACGTAGAAGCGAAGCGTTCCGATCGAGGAAGTGGATACGTGAGTAGTCCACGATCCCGTGCCGCCACTCATGACCCATGTCGGCCCCGCTGTGTCCGAGGAACACACGGCTACGATGACGAGGTCACCGGCTTTCGTCGTTGCCTCCGGCACAATCGTGAGCGTACCGGCGTTCGGCTGTCCTGTGGCCGAATGAGTCGACCCGAGAAGAGGCGAGCCCATGGGTCAGTCCTTGATTACATACACGACGTTGTCGTCGTGCGAGCCGAGCGCGTCGTACTGAGCCTGGGTGCCCTTCCAGAGTCCAGTCACGCCATTGAGTGCGGTGACCTTGCTAGGACCGCCGCCTTCGCCACCGCCGATTGCTGCGGCGGCCTCCGAAGAGATCGAGGCGATGTGGACGTGTGCGACGCCCGAAGTCTGGTCTGTGACGTGTACGTCCTGAATTGCCATAATTGCTCCTAGGGTCGATCGAGGTTCATCGGCATCGGAATGCCGTTACGAGTCGGGCTGTTGGGGTGGTTGCGCTGAGAGTCGCGCATGTACTCGAACGTCTCCACCGATCCGGCCTCGTAGCCGACGTTGGTAGACATCTGAGTGATCATGAACTGAACGTAGTCAATCTGACCGTAGCTCATCCATGTCTCGCTCGGTCCGTTCTCAGTGAGCGGAGCCTCGACAGAGTGAGCGAAGAATGTCCACTCCATCATGTCACGTTGAATAGCCAGGTGGTCCCACGTGTCTCCAAGATCGACGCCACCGGATACGCGACCGTTGCTCAGGTCTACTCCGGTGTCGTCCTGCTTGCTCTTGGTGCGCTTAAACTTGCGCTGCACCTTGAGCCCGTTGACGTCGGTACCGTGGATACCCCACTCGAACGCTCCGAGGAAGTCGCCCACGTGCACAGACGCCTGGTACAGCAACGCCCAGGCATCGTGCTGACGGTTCGCCCCAAGAGTGTTGGTCTCGAGCTTCCACGAGATGTTCTTGAGCAGGGTATCTGCACCCTCAGCGTACTCGTCTGCGTACGCCATTTCGTCCAGGATGAAGATCGCGTCGGGACGAACAACGGCCATGTACAGCTTGTCGCCAATCTGCAGCTTCCGGAGCGAAATGCCCTGAATGAGCCACCGAGACCAAGTCGGGTTCTCGCCGCCTACGTCGATGACCCAGATCTCATTACCCATGCAGTCGTCCTCGAGAGGCGCACCCTCCGGGTTGTTGACGATGAAGTACAGTCGACCGTCGTGCTGCGAGGACACGATGTCCTCCTTGTTCGCGAGCATCTGCCACTTGTTCGCGACGTCGGTCGTCATCGTCTTGTGCGTGATCGTGTAGTTCTGAGCCGAGCTGGCCATGAGCTCTGCTTCGAGAGGGTGGTAAAGCTTGTTGTTGAACACCTCGACGCCGTAAGGGCTGATCGTCCCTGGAGTGGCTGTGGTCTCTTCGAATCCCATGATGAGGGTAGCGTCAGACTGACCAGAGACGGAAGCCGGAGCCATGTAGTAAGCCGCGTGATACCCATTGAGACCCTTGCAGAGAATGACGATGGTGTCTGTGGACTGAGGATTCTGCCACAGCTGAACGTTCAGAGGCACGAGCAGGTTACCACTCGACAGAGTCTTCGTCCCACCGTTCTTGCTGGCAGAGAAGTTGGTGTACTCTTCGGGAACATTGGCAGACCAACGGATGAGCGCCTGGTTCAGACCGTCGTTCACGAGCACGATACGGTCACCGACCGCGATGCCCTGCCGGGAGAGCGGCGAGCCGCTGTAGTTGATACGGTTCTCCGGGTTCGGCACGGGCACGATGTAGCTCTCTGCAAGAGCCGCCGCCGTGTTCTGGATCCAAGACTCTGTGGCTTCAGTCCCTGCAGGGGTGATATCCTGAGACCCGACCAGCGTTGCGACAGAGGGCACAGGACTCTCGTCACTCCAGGTGAACTGGTACAGGTTCCACTTGATTGCGCCCGCCGCCTTTGCCGTAGCATACTGCCCTGCAGGAAGCATGGCAACGAGCTGATCCATAGCGAGCTTGGGGTCGATGACGAAGACGTTGTCTTCCGGGTTGCCGTTGGCATCCGGAGAGTTGAACTTCCAGGTGCTCCAGCCTCGCACGGTCTTGAAGATCGTGACACCCGATGGAGCGCTCTCGCCGAACTCGGTCTCGAACGTGTAGAAGTAACCGAACGAGAAACGGTTCGGGTTGACCGCCGCTTCTCCCTGCGGGGTCGGACCGTACTCGAAGTACAATCCAGCACCTGCGGACGTGGGGTTGACAATGCCGCCGCCGACCGTAGCAGAGAGAACGAACGTATCCTTGCTACGAACTTCTCGCACGTAGTACACCGTGTTGAGAGTGAAACCTGTGGGAGCAGTCGTACCCTTGAGCTGCACAGCCTGGTTCACTGCAAGGCCGTGACCGAGCAGCGTGAACGGCTGACCGGATGCGGTCGTGGCAGAGCCAGCTGCACCGAGCGCGGGGAACGACTTGACGAGAGTCTGAGGCGTAGGAGTTTCTGCAGCGGGGCGAGTGTTCTTCGTGGGATTGTCGATCCACGCCGCGTCAGGATGCACGATCGTCAGAGCATCCGTGAACGCCGGAAGCGTGAGACCAGCCGCACTGATCTTCTTGGCGCTCTTAACTTCACCCACGTTGAACAGAATGGCGGGCTCATTTTCAGCGTCAGACAGAGCCAGGATCTTATTGTCGATCTGAATGTACTTGACATACGTCGTGTCAGAGCTGAACGTCACTCCGGGAAACACAGGACCGGCGTCATCGAAGCGGTTGGTCGCCGCGTTGTACACGACGACCTTGAACGTGATCGTACCAGAGGTACCACGAACAGCGAACAGCAGAGCGACCCGAGACGTGTTGTCGTAGACAAAGTGCTCGAACGAGCCGACGATCGTCTCACCCGACGTACCCAGCCACCAGTCCTCAGTGAAGACCGAGCGAATGCCAGGGCGCACACGAGCAGCACCCTCGCGAGTGATGTAGATGTTCTCCATCACTCGAAGCGACGTCGGGTCGCTGAGTCCTGGCGGGTACGCCGTCGACCATCCGCTGAACTCACGCAGGTACGCGCGAGACAGCGGACGGTCGATAGGTGCTTGCTGCTTTTCCTTGGCCATTAGAATCCTCGGTAGTCGGCACGCTGACGACCGGACCACGGAGACACGTCCGTGATGCCGCTCTCGATGCCGAGGTTCCACTCGTTCATGTACGTCGGATCGGTATTGCGACCATCACGCTCGGTCAGAGCGTACATCAGGTCCTTGTAGTTGGCATCCAGCGTCTGCACGCGAGGCTGCCACAGCGGGTTGCTCTGAGCGTAGAAGTACGCTGCCTTGGCGATGACGAGCTGAGGGTTGTCAAAGTCGATCGGCTGCTGGCGCACGTCGACCGGCACCGTCTCAGGCGGTTCATCCGGATCTTCCGGCACCGGGGGCAGACGGAAGAGTTTTGGCTCACGCATGACAGGAAGCTGGATGCGCAGACCTTCCTCACTCATCCAGAGCTCACGGCTGAACTCCAGCGTGCTGCGAGTGTACGCGGCCTTGAGTTCAACCACGTGACGGTACTTGCTGAGTGCATCACGAGGAACGAACGACGCCCAAACCCGAACACTCCCAGTGTCCGGGTCAACGAGACGAACCGAATCATCACCGATGACCCGAGGGCGCACAGAGCCGCGCAGCTCGAAGACGCGCTGCCCGGCCTGTGCGATGCCCACGTCTTCTGTCGAGGAGTAATACGACCACTCCTTCTCCAGAGCGACAGCCAGCAGAGCCTCGTTGAGCTGACGAGTAACGGCCTGGTACCGGTCGTACTCGGGCACGTACTGCATGTCCAGCCCGGTGAGACGACCGAGCACACTGGCAACGGCGTCGTCCAGCGTCATCGAGACTTCGGGGTTCATCAGGATCGACCTCGCAAGGTTGCGCCCTCAGCGGCCTTGGGTGCCTTGATGATGGTCGCACCTGCACGAGACGTAGACGAGCCACGCTGCTTCTCACCCGTCCGACGACCGGCGAAGTTGCGGTACCAGTCGTCCGTCTGCTTCTCTTCACGGTACGTCTGACCGGCGTACCGAGAAGCCTCGTCCACGAGGTTCATGCCACGGGTGTTGGCCACGAAGCCCTCGGAGTAGTCCGAGTCAACGTTCTGGTTCTGAGCCGCGACGCGCTGTGCGTTGGTCATGGTGTCGTTGTAGTTCTTGTAGAAGTCGTTCATGGCCTGGCCACGAGCTTCCTGGTTCTGTGCCCATGCCGACCGACGCTGTGCTTCAGCCTGGCTATTGGAGTTCGCGATCTGCGAGAGGATCGAGCGCTCGGTGTCGCCGCGCGCCGTGTCGATCTCGAGCTGGTTGGCCTGGCTGTTCAGGAACGCCTGGACCTGAGCACGGAGCTGGTCCGACTCTCCTGCACCCTGGCTCGCAGCCTGCTGCAGGAGCGACATGCGCTCACGAGCACGGTTCGCGACGTTGGCTGACGTCTTCGCGTCGTAGTCCGAAGCGTTGGCGTCGGCGCTCGCCTCGTAGTCAGCCATGGCGAGGTTGTAGTTCGCCAGGATGCCTTCGAGGGTACGACCGAGAGCGTCGTCGGCGTTCTTCAGCTGAGTGTCTCGACCGCTCTCGAAGCCCTTGATCGAGTTGAAGAGCGCGTCGAGGATGCCTTGAGTCGCGGTGTTCTCTGCACGAGAGCGTGCCTTGCCCTGAGAGCGAGCCGCCGACTCAGCGGCAGAGATACCGCCACTGCCGCCGCCCGGACCACCGCCGCCACGAGGACCGCCGCTTCCACCGGGAGGGGGCTTGGTGCTGCCGCTGTCCTGGTTCACGGGAGGGGCGACCGACGTGCGGTTGAAGTTCGGGTTCAGCAGTGCAGCCAGTGGCGTCGGCGTCGGCTTGTATCCGTCCTTGAGGACAGAGCCAGTACCGACGGGAGCACCGGTGCGCTGATTGCGCTCTCCAATGGTCTCGTCCTTGTTGGACATTCTGCGTGCCATGATATTCCTTTCAGGACGTGAGCCAGGTGGCGTAGAATTCGTCGGGGGTCATGTAGGCGTTCGAGTCACCGAACGCCGCATTCTGGAAGTACTGCGGATAGCTCTCGCGGAAGTAGCGAGAGACGAGGGCCGGGTCAAGGCCATTCGTGATAGAGTCGAAGTCTGCCTTGAACGAGGAGCTCGCCTCCGGGTCGGATTCGAACGCCGCCCACAGGTCACGACTCGCCATACCCTGCATGAGACCGTTGAGAGCGTCCATCCGCTCGGGGTCGATGTCGTACAAAGCAAGAGGCTGGATACCAGCGAGGCGCAGGGTGTCTGCACTGAGTGCGTCGCCCTGCCGGAGCGAGTCAATCAGAGATGTGCCCTGCTCCAGCATAGGAACGAGGTTCGAGTTCTGCCAGGCTGACGCGCCCTGGAAGTCCTGCAGGAGCTGAGCACGGGCGTCGTTGGCCTTGCCCTCCAGGAGATCATTCTCTGAGAGGATGGCACCGCCGTTGAGGAAGTTGTCCAGATCATTCTGAACGTTGGTGTACCCGAGCTCTGTAAGCACTCGGACCGTGTTGGGAGCGTAAGTGTCAGATCCGCCGTCTGTCCCGAAGATCGAGCCGACCATGTCGTCGTAACCTTCTTCACGCTCTCCAGGTGTCAGAGCCTTGTCAGCCTGAGTAGCCTGATACAGAGCATAGTTGGCCGTGATAGCCTGCTGCGTCTTGACGTCGAGGGCGTCCCACTCTTCCTGAGACAGATGCCGGAACGTCACCTCGCCGGGAGTGTACTGAGCCTGGAAAGACTGCTGAGACTGCTGCACAGCGTTGAGCGCTGACGCATCGTTCTCGTTCGCTTCGTCTAGCGGGATGAACGGGCGTGCCAGTCCTTCGAGGAAGCTGTTGTCCCAGAGACCGGGCAAACGGTCTCCGAGGTCGCGCTCCGGAGACTGCTGAGCTGCTGCCTTCTCCTTCTCGAGCTTGAAGTCCGCCTTCTCCTCGTCGTTCAAGGCGGGCTTCGGCAGGAACGTCTGCTCGAACCAGTTGCGAGTCGGCTCGACCGGCTCATCGAACGAGCGTCCGCCGTTCGGACGAGAGACTCGACCTGCAGGCTGATCGGGAGCGGGGGTAGGAACGGAAAGCGGTCGCATACCGCCGCCGCCTCCACCCCCGCTCACGATACCAGGCTTGATTGTGGCTGCCGCCTTCGAGAGAGCGCCCGAGCTTGTCCGAGCCGGGGCGTTCTTCTGCCCGGTGACGGTCTTGATGATGTCATCCCAGATAGCCAAAGTTCTCTCCTTTCTAAGCGAATTATACCACGAAACTCAGCCGACCGGGGCGTCGTTCCGGACAGCCCACACAGCGAGTCCTGCCGCCGCGCCGATGCCGAGCGCCGTCACGGTCAGGGGAACGATCTCGTCCACCGTGAGGACGCCGTCGCCGGTCGCCACGAGCAGCGCCGGACCAAGCGCACCCGCGAAGGCCGCGCCGCCAGCGATGACCGCCTTGCGAGCCGTCTTGAAGAAGGACTTCTTGTCCTCTTCGAACGAAACGTCCGGCAGTTCTTCTTCACCCATGATATTCTTCCTTCTCTTTGTTGATGAGGTGCCCCAGCTTGAGCTTAAGCAGGAGCGTCGCTGGGAAGATGGGAAGAGGACCGGTACGCCCAGTGTAATCCCACTTCCACAGGTCAGTGAAAAAGGAGCGGAACGCATCATGCATCTCGTGCGACTCCCTCTTCATAGTCTCGATCTCTTCGCGAAGAGGGGCAACTGCTGCCTCTACCTGTTCGCGAACGTATTTGGCGAGTTCACTCGCGTCATCGAAGCGTTCACCCAGGGTAGCCTGACGCTGCGCTTCAACCTCGACCTTATCCTTCTTGTGAAACCGGATCCATCCGATGATAGCAGCCGCAGCACCGCCGCCGACCAGAAGGCCAGCAAGAGCGATGATAAGACCTTCACTCACTCTTCAGCTCCTTAACTCGACGAGCCACCTGACGATCGAACTCTTCGATCGCGAGCTGATTCAGACGGAACCCTGCCATGGGTGCACCCCACAGCAGCATAGTCGCAACGAAGAAGCTTGGCACGGAAGCGTATGCCAGCTGTTGCGGAGAAGGACTGGCAAGGACAGCGATGATGTAGCTTGCCAGCATTCCAAGGAGACCGCACTTAGCGGCGACCTCCAGCTTCCAGAGTGAAGGGTACGCGACTCCAACGAAACACGTCAATGCAACGAACGAGTAGACAAAACCAATCAGATCTGTTGCATCTCCATAGATGCGATCCAGCAGAGAGCTACCGAACGCAGCGGCGAGAATCCCTGCAGCGAAGGCAATCGTGTCGTAGAGAGGCAGCCAGAAACGGACGAGAGGCCGATACTTCTTCGGCTCTCCATCCAGTGCACCCTTCTCCCAGACGGTGCCTCGCAGCAGGAATTCTCGCACGCTCATGTTACAGCGCCGCCATGTTCGCGACGGACGCCCGAGCAGCAGCCGCCTTCATGTTCGGCCCCCAGATGTTGTCGGCATCCTTGTATCCCCACTTCGACCGGAGCCACGTTGCAAGCGAGCCACCGTAGTTCTGGTCGAGGAAACGCTGGAAGCCGCGCTTCGAGCCATCACCCCAGTCGTTGTCGATCCTGCCCGCGTAGCCGTACAGCTTCGCGATCTTCTGAAGACCACGAACGTCGCCGATCGATGCGAGATCGTTGACCCCGCCGACGTGTCCGGACGGAGCCGGGGTCTGCAGCGAGTCGTAGTACTTCTGGTGAGCCGCCTGAGTGTTCGCGCCCCAGACGCCGTCGGCCTTGACGCCGAGGAACGTCTGGTAACGCTTGATTGCCGCGATGGTGAAGCCACCACGGTAGCCGTCGACGACGAGCTTCTCGCCACGGGCCTGGTTCATCCAAGCCTGCTGGTTCGCGACCTCCTGGCTGTACGTCAGGCCGCCGCCGTCGTTGTCCGCTCCGATCTGAGGCATGAAGTCCATCGTGCCGTTCGGACCGAACACGTAGCGGTGGAAGTCCCACAGCGTGACGTGAACATGAGCGCCGACGCCCCAGTCGCGACCGTTGGCCGACGCACCGGAACGAGCGACTGCCTGACCACGAGTCACGCGAGCGCCGCTGTTCACGAGCACCGCCGACAGGTGAAGGTAGCGCACGCGCCGACCGTCGTTCAGATCGATCGTGACGAAACGCCCGGTCGCGTTGCTGTTCGAGGTCTTGATCTCGACTACGACACCGTCCTCGGGCGCGACCAGCGTGGTACCGTACGCGCACGCGATGTCAGTGCCCGGCTCCTGCGACGGGCCGGGGAACGCCGGGGGTCGACGATCCTTGTGTGCTTGCCAGCTGGAGCTGATCCCTCCAGCAGGAGTGGGGCGAAGGTAACCGCCCTTGACATCTGCCATTTCTCTTCCTTCCGTTACCTGTGCCTAGCTGACACAGAGCTTGGGGACGCCGTCAGCGCCGCTGTACCAGACCTCGCACAAGCGAGGAACACCGTCTGCACCGCTGTACCAGACCTCACAGAACTGCATGATGCCGTCCTCGTCTGCGAGCCAGATACCGCTCGTTGTTCCACCGCCGCCTGTCGTAGCGAACGGTGCAGCCTCCGAGGACGAGCCGAGACCATTGCTCGTCTCAGTCCAGATGCTCGCATAGTACGTCGTACCAGGGTTCAGCCCGGTGACGACCTGCGAGAGCACTGCGGGGCCGACCGTAAACTCCTGTACGTTGTTGGTCAGACCGGCATTCGACGCAAACTTGATCTTGTATGCCGTAATAGATGCACCGTTCAACTGCGTCGGAGCAACCCACTTCAACGTCAGGAAGTTACCTGATGCAGAATCAAGCGTCATGACCGGAGCATTGGGCACGTCTGCACGAGTCGTGAACGAGACCCACGGGCCGTACGCTCCAAGTCCACCGCCCTCGACACTGTTGACGGCGGCTTCTGCAACGTAGTACGTCGTGCCTTTGGTCAGACCAGGAATGGTCGGCGCGGTCCAGGAGGGCACACTGACTGTCTTGATGAGACCGGCGTCGCTCGCCGTCGTGCTGACCTTGACTCGCACCTGCGTGGGCACCGCGCCACCGTTGTCAGACAGAGTGCCCAGCGTCAGCTTGGCCGACGTTGCAGCGATGTCGTAGACGGAGTACCCTGCAGGAGCAGACGGTACGGTGCCCGGAGTCGTCACCGTGATGACGTCGCTCCAGTCGCTCCAGTCGACCGCGTTCTTGACGCGCGTCCGGACCTTGTACGAGCGAACACGAGTAAGACCAGTGAACACCGGGTCGCTGAGCTCGGTGCTCGTCTGTAGCACGGAAGCGAAGTCGTCAGTACTGATCTGCGTTTGACGGTCAGTGATGCCGCCGCCGACGTACGATGGAGCAGCAGCGCCGAGAATCAAAGATGTTGTCGTTTTCGCGTTGACGCCGGGAACAGGCGGCTTGCTTGGACGAGCATGAACGGTCAGCACGCCCGAGGCAGCATAGTTACCTGTACGACCCCGTGTGTTGTCTGTGAAGTAGTACGTCTTGTGAGCCGTCAGACCGCTGACAACAACATCGTGTGCAGCACCGCCGCCCGTGGTCGGGTAGATGACATCGACTCGATTCGCCAACATGTTCGAGACGTCGGAACGAGCAAGGACATGTGCCGGAGCTACACTACCAAGACCCCACTCGTAGCTATCGTATGCACGAATCGTAACTTGCGTGTCGCTCTGTCTCGACTGCAGAACGGGAGCGGGCGGTGCAGCGGCATCGCGAGCGAACGTCGTCATCTGGACGTTGCCCCACCCGATCTGAGGCGAACCTAGACTGATGTTCGTCACAGCGCGCGCCATGGTGTTCAGGAACAACGTACCATCATACGACGGACTGTGACTGAACGTCCAGCCTGTCATAGAGGCGATTGCGCGACGCGTACCTACCGCATCATTGGCACCAAACGAGAAGGATGCACCACCGCTGATGTCACCGTTGTTGTTGCCCTGCATGTGGACTTCCCACGACGTGTTGTTAGACGTCGAGGCGAAGCCTCCGGACGAGCCGACCTTGATGAAGCCCAGCTCCCAGTTGAGCTGCGTAACACCGGGGCCGGTACCTGCGCCAGGCCCAGCATTGATGAACTGAGTCTCCACGACATAGAGATACATCTGGTAGGCACCGTTACCAGTCGGTGCTCGGTGATCCCAGGAGGCCATGTTAACTCCTAGGCGTGCTTCAGATAAATCGTGTAGGGCTGACCGCTGGGCGGCGCTCCCGTACCATCACTGATGCCTCGCTGTGCGATGACGTAGGGGAGACGATCCTTGAAGATGACACCTGAGTTGATCTCTCCTGCGTCGATGTCGTTCTTGAGAGCGAACTCAGAGGCATCGTGAGTGATGATGTCGCCGAAGTCCGGCTTGCCGTTGATGTCAACCCACTCGAGAGTGAGGTTGGCGAGCTTGAAACGCTCTGCCGTAGTCATCATGACCTTGGCTGCCCCATCAGGGATGAGGTCTGCGTTCAGAACCTGACCGTCAGCCAGCATCCCGGCGAAGACCTGGTCGAGCTTCTTCTCATCCTCGATCGTGAAGGTCGCCTGGCCGGGGGCAAGCGTTGCGCCGGTTGTGACCTTGATCGCCACGCTCTCGCGCATGATCGCACGAAGACTGGTGGACGGAGTGACGGTCGAGTACGTCTCCGTCATGCTCGTGAACTCGGTATTCTCTTCGAGCTCGATGACGCCCTGAATGATCGTGGCGCTGTAGCCCTCGTCGCTCAGAACGACCGCGAACTGGTACTCACCGGGTGCCCAGTCCAGCTCAGAAGCCTGGAAGCTGAATACGGCGTATCCGAGGATCGGAGCCGTAAGGACTGCAACGGAGTTGGTAATCAGGTTGTCACTGTCGTCATTGACAGTGCTTGCAACCTTCTTCCGGGCTACGAAGCGAATCGAGCAGCCGGAGATGTCGAGAGGGCGTTCGTTCTGGTCCTGGACCCAGACGCCGAAGGAGAAAGACTTGCGAGCCTGCAAGCGCAGCACAACGAGATCGATGGGGCTGTTGCTGACGGTAGCCACGAGCTTTCTCCTTTCATGAGGGACGCGAGGGCGGTGGGAAGGCGCACCGCCCTCGCGTCGTTCCTGCTTCTGCGATTACTCGCCAGCGGGAGGCGCAGGAGCCTCGCCGCCTTCAGGGGCAGGTGCTTCGCCGCCGCCCGCGCCGCCCAGCGCCTGGGTGAGAAGGTCGAGTCCTGCGCCACTGAGCTCGTTGAGCTGCTGGAGGATTTCCTGGAGTGCCTGGAGGGGATCCATTATGGTTCCTTTCTACGTTCTGTCTGGGATAACGGGGCGGAGCCGCGTGGCCCCGCCCCATTATACCTCAGAGCAGACGCCGCCAGGTCACGGCACCGTCGACGATGGTCTCGCCGATGTAGATGCCCGTGTCGTCCGGCTGGGACGCGCCGGTGTTGCCAGCGGTCGTCGCCTCGTACAGACGACCGTTGGTGAACCGACGCTTGTCGCCGATCGAGATCGCCTGAGCGTTGCCACGAGCGGTGGCCCCGTCCACGACCGCCTCGACCAGACCCGCGAGTCCGTTCGAGAGAGGCACGTCGGTCGCCAGAGGCGGGTACCGGTGAGCGATGTCGCCGGTCTCCTTGACGGCCAGAGCCTGGTTGATCGCGTTGGTGTCGGCGTAGCCGCGCTCCTGGTTGAACCACTCGGGACGCGAGAGCGCCACGTTGGGGCCGGATGCCGGGTAGACCGACGGGCTGGTCGTGAGCTGTGCACGAGCCGTCGCGAGGGCGTTGGCGACACGGACGAACGAGTCGTTGACCGGCGTGTAGTTGACGTCGGTCGTGCCGTTGCCGTCGAGGTCGGTCGGGAGGAAGATCGGAACGATGCCCTCCGACTTCTGGTCGACGACCCACGCGTCGTACGCGAAGTCCTGCACGTACTCCTTGCCCTTGAAGCGGGTGCCGCCGTCCTCCTCGCGCTTGTCCTCGAAGAAGTCGTAGGTCTGCGCCGAGTTCTTGTACGCGGCGAGAGCGACGACCTGCTTGAGAGTGCGCGAGGCGGCCTGAGCGACGCCCGTCAGGGTGGGCGAGGGGTCGATGACGTTGGACGCGTCCACGAAGACCTTCGGCATGAACTCGGGGTGGATCTTCACGAAGTTCCAGCCACGGAGCGAGCCGAAGAAGGCCGGTCCCATGACACCCGAGGTGTCGGTGTTCTTGTAGACCTCGAAGCCGGACTCCGTGTAGGTACCGGCCTTGATGAGCTGGTCACGGAACGCGATCTCGAGCGAGGACGTGATGAGCATGAAGCGCTCGGAGTTCGGGAGGTTCGAGTCGAACCAGTTCTCCGAGAACATCGTGGTCAGGGCGTCGAGCGTCTTGAGCGGGTCGGCCGCGTCGAGGGTCATGCCCTTGATCGTGGCGAACGACGGCTGGACCTCGTTGTCGGAGTTCTCACCCGGCTGAGCGATCCACTTGTAGTCCGCCTGGTTGCCGGTGCACGCGATCTCGGCAGCGGAGACACCGGTGGTGCTCTCGATCTGCGAGGTGTACGTGTCCGCCGAAGTGCGGGCGACGAGCTTGCCGGTCATGCGACCGAGGATGATCGCCAGCAGGAGGTACTTGTCGTGGTCGCGGAGCACCGTGGTGCTCATCTTGCGGGCGAGGTACTCCTGCGGGAGGTTCTTGATCGGGGAGAACTGCTCCTGCTCGGTGAAGACCGTGTAGCCGAAGCTGCGGTGGCGGCTCATCGAGTAGTAGCGCCACTCGATGGGCGGAAGACCGTTCTTCCACTTCGCGGTGAACTCGGAGCCCTCGTAGTGCGTGAGACCGATACGGCTGATCTCAGCGTCCACGATGTAGTCGTCGACCCGGATGTCCGGGACGGCGATGACTCGCGTGTTCATGAACTGACCGGCATCGATCTCGTTGCCCGAGAACATGCCGGAGATCGGCGAAGCGATCTGCATGTACTTGTGCAGGACGAGCTGATGCTGTGTCAGGCTGTCCTTCTGGACTGGTGCTGCAGTACCCATCAGGATTCCTTTCTACTGGGTGTGGACACAGGCGCGTCCTTGGTTACCATTATGCCTGTACCCCTACGGGCGCGGGTGCGGGCGTGCGCGTTTCCGGGTTCGCGCGCGCGGATGGATCGGTTTGGCCCCCGGCGTCCGGCGCGGCCCCCGGTGCCAGCGCCTGGACGAGCATTCCGACGCTCTCGGTGAGCACTCGAATCTGAGTCTGCATCTGCTCAAGGACGTTGCCCGTACCCTCGCTCGTCTCCACGAACTCCGAACGGGTACCACCAAGCGTGTCCTCCATGAGAGCCAGACGCTCTTCGAACGACTGCTGCTGTTCGTCCTGACCCTCGAAGATGCGGCTCAACTCGGCGCTGTGAGCAGACCCGGACAGCTCGATCGTCTTCTTCACGATGTACTTCATCGCCGCCGAGCTGTACCGGAGACCGTCCTGGTCACCAGACTGTGCCATGGCGGGCATGGCCTGGCTGAGAGGAACGAAGATCTCCTTGAGGATGCGCATCTGCTTCTCGTCCTCGAGCTCGACCAACGAGCCGGGAACGCACTGCACGAAGTACAGCGTGGCCATGTCTTCGAAGTCGATTTGGAGCTCGCCGTCCTTGAGACCGGTGCTGTCTGCCGGGACGGTGCGCGTTGTCGGCTTGAAGGTACCGTCAGCCTGTTCGACGTCCTCAGTGACCTTGTGAGCTTCGTGAACGAACGCCTCAGGCGGAACACCCTCATCGATCAGCTGCTTCCGCACGTCCGCGGACGGCTTGAGCTTCTTGACTCCCTTGAGCTCCTGGAAGTAGATCGTAAGAGCGTACGAGCAGTACCGAGAGAAGAACTGCTCCATGGCCTTCTGGTAGTTGTTGGTCGTGATATCGACCATCTGCTGCTGGGCCTCGACACCCTGGGGCGTCTGACTCATCATACCACCAGTCGACTGAGCTGCCATCTGCTGGTCAGCCGCACCCAGCATGGACACCATGTTGGCCTGGTTGTTCTGGCTGATCTGGCCGAACATCATCAGCGACTGGCTGTTCACGGTGAACGCTTCGAGCTTGCCCTGCGGGTTGCTGATCTCGGTGTACTTGCCGGGGCTCAGGTTTGGAGCAGCGTTGGTCACGCCGATACCGATGATCGGCGGGTTGATGTCGCGCACGAACATCTTGTACGCGCCGTTCATGTACAGGTCTTGGAACTCCTGCCGACCGTAGGTGAGCGACAGCAGAGACTTGCCATACGGCTGCATGTCGTCCTTCTCCGGCACGTAGAAGAACACCGGGTGCTCCTTGAGCGGGTGCAGGTTCTTCTCGATGCGAAGCAGCAGCTTCATGGAGGCGTCGAACCACAGGAACGGGTCACCGTAGCTGTTGTACCAGGTGATGATCTCGTACGCGTCCGGGTTGTACGAGTGCTTCTTGTCCTCGTGACTCGGACGTTCGCGCCGGGGAGGGGTCGTGCTGAGCAGCATACGCAGAGCGCTGATATCCCAACCCGCGCCCTGGTTCTTGATCAGAGCCTGGATCTCGCCTCGCGTCATGTAACGCCGGACGTAGACCTCCTTGGCACGACGAATGTCCTTGGCTCCCGGCTCCGGGAACACGTCCTGGTAGCCGATGTTGTCGTACTGAATGTACCACGAGCTGGCATTGTCCTGCAGGAGCACGGGGATAACACAGTCGAACCCGATCGTGAAGCCGCGACGAGCAGTCGTGACGAGGTTCTGCTGCATGGAGTTGCTGTACTCGTCGTCGCCGATGATCTTGGTCTTGAGAATGTGACGAGCCACCGCGCCGGGGATCGAGTCGTCATCGAACTCGTTGGCGATGAACACGTTCGGCGTATGCTGCACGACGTTGCGCGCGATGCGGCGCACGAAGCCAGCCGACTCACCGGACGAGATGTTCGGCAGGTCAGGCTTCTTGCTGACGACCTCTGCAGCAGCCTGCTTCTCGTACTTCCAGTACTGCCCGACACGAGCATCCATCTCGGTCTTGAAGTCGCGGAAGCCCTTGTACTTGCGCATGGCGCACGGGGCGAACCCCGCCGGGACAAGACGTCCCAGGTGATCGATGCGGTTACCGTCCTTGTACCAGTCCTCGAACTCGGTGACGGCTTCAAACTCTGTCTTGCTCATTGCTGGTTGTTCAGCCTTCCTCGTTCGCTGGAGTACCGTTCGCGCCGAACGCTTGCGCGACGGACGTTGATGTTGTTGATGTACATGGACGGAATGTTGTCGGCGTAGGGGTTCTTCATGGCATTCAGGAACGGCATGAGCGGGTTGTTGCTGTATCCGCCACCGCCGCCGCGTCCGCCACGACCACCAGTGCTGTACCCACCACGACGGTAGAACGAGTCATAGTCAGGACGCTGGAGGTCCTTGATGCCCTCCATCATCCGGTCGGTCGACTCTTCGATCGCACGGATAATGTCGTCTTCGTTCGGGATATCCCAGTCGCCGACACGCTCCAGGCCACGTCGACCGAGGTTCTTGTTGGTCAGGAAGTCGGTGTTGTTAAGGTTGCCGTCCAGCCCGAGGTTGGAAGGGTTCTCAGCAGCAGCGCTGCCCATGAACGGGTTGATGCCGAACATCTGGTAGATCGTGCCACGCTGCATGCCCGTGGCCCACATCTTGCCGTCAGGTCCCATGGCCCACGTCGTGTTGAGCTGACGATAAGCCGTGGTCGGCTGCCACGAGATGCCCTTGCCCTCGCCCGCGAACTCGCCCTTGTTCCAGATGACGTCGTACAGCGGCACGGCGTTGGGGTTCTTCGGGTCACCGTACCAGATAGCGTTCAGGCGGTCCTGAGACTCTTCCTCGGTCAGACCAAGGACCTCGACACCCTCGATGAAGATGCGCTTGTACAGGTCTTCTGCCACAGCCTGGCGAGTCGGAATGTCGATGTAGATGCCGTCGAGAGCCGGGTCACCGACCTTGACGCTACCCATTCCGAGCGACTGGATCAGGGCATCCGCACCGTCCCGAGTGAGTACCTCACGGTTCTGGTACGGGTCCCAAATGCTGAGCATCAGGAGAGACGCGTCCTCAAACCCGAGCTCGCGCTTGAACTGAAGCAGCTCAGACGGAACCATGTCTCGACGGTCGAAAGAGTTGATCGTACCGGCAGTACCGAACAGGATGTTCATCATGGTAGCGAGAGTGAACCGCTGAGAGATAACGGCTCGGTTCTGTCCTTCGACCGAGCCACGGTACATCTCGCCCTCGTAGACGGAGCCCTCTTCATCGTTGACCAAGTACTGCTGGGCCTCAGACGAGACCGGGACACCTGTCTGGTCTACGATGATCTGGCCGTTTTCATCGATACCAGCGTAGACCCACGGGTTACGGTTGTACTTGTCCGTAGCGTTGTAGATCGAGTTGATGAAGGCGTTCTCGAGAGTGACTCGCTCCAGCAGGAAGATCGCAGACATGACCGGGTTCATGGCGTCGGCGTACTGACCGGCTTCGAACGCGTCCGTCGAGCCAGCAGCGGCGGCCTCAGCCAGCGTGCGAGCCGTGGTCTCAGCGTCGAAGAACGACAGGACATTCGAGAACGGGAGAGAGCCAACGGCGTCCCGGTACCCAGAGATCAGATACTCGATGTTGCCCGTGTCGAGGAAGTCTGCCATGCCCATAAGGGGAGAGGCAAACAGCTTGAGCGTCCAGTGGAGCTCCGCAGGAGAACGCTGCTCCTGACCCTCGGCGTTCTGAACCTTGAACAGCTCTCCAAGGATCGGAATGTTGTCGAAGTAGATCGAGTCCGTGTTCCGGAAGTCATTCAGAAGATCTGCAGGGTCGCTCCAAGGAGCGAGACCCTGGTACATCTGCTGACGACGGCGACGGCGCTCTTCATCGTCCTCACCCGTGAGACCGAGGCTGCTGACCATCAGGCCAAGCATGAAGACGTGCATCATGGAAACCTGACCACGGAGCATTGCCTGTGCCAGGTTAGTCTGGCCCAGCACCTGCTGCATGAAGTCGATTCCGAGCTGGTCAGCGTTTTCCTTGTTGCCCGTCAGTCGGCCCATCAGGTTACCAAAGACGTGACCCGTCTTGTTACCCTGAGCCAGCACGGCGAGAATGGCGTTGAGACCCTGAGCACCCGTGGTGATCATACCGGTGGTCCAGAAGAAGTTCTGGAACATCGTGATACCCTTGGACAGGTTGGCCGCAGTAGCAATGATGCCGTTCGGGGACTTCGTACCGGCATTGATCGCGGCATCCCAGATTGCAGCGGGTACGGTGCGCTCGAAGCCCTTACGACGCTGGACTTCCTGGATACCTGCCTGGTGGATACCGAGGGTGTCCTGCTCGAGGACACGACGGTTGTTCCGAATGTGGAGCAGCAGCTCAGAGGCAGACAGCTCGGGACGGTTCCGGTGTGCCCAGCGAAGCGCCGCGTCCAGGTAGATCTTGGCGCGCTTGCCCATGTACATGTTGGACAGAGGGTCCTGTGCTCGACCAGCGAGGTCGAGACCCTTGTCAACGACCTTGCCCAACCGACCGAGAGCGTCCTCCTCAACGATCTTGTGCTGCGACTCCTTGTTCACCATGGAGCGCCACTCGGGAGTGGTAGCCAGCATACGCGCAACCTCGTTACGCATCTGCATGTCGGCGACGGTCATGTACGGAGTGATGTCGGAGCGCAAAGCACGGCCCATCCGGGTCTGCATGGCCTTGACGTTCTCCGTCCGAGACGTGAACCACTCACGACCGCGAATCTGAAGAGCCGTGTCACCCGTCAGGAGGTTGACGGTGTTCTCAATCGTGCTGTTACGAAGGATCTCCATCGGTCCCCAGAGCATGAGCTCGGGGTTTGCCATGCCGAGGAATGCAACCCAGCGGTGCCAGCCACGGAACGCGCGGTTGGAAGCAGTGAGCGCCCCACCGAAGCGGCGACCCTCCTTGTTAATCTGAGAGCCGCGCTGACGGATGACCGCGCCGGTCTTGACACGACGACGGTCCTGGTACGCCTTGCGACGAGAGATGCCTAGCGAGGGCGGGAACTCTCCGGCTTCGCGTCCGGTGTTCCAGGCTCCACCGTAGTAGAAGAGAGCGTTCGGGTTGCCGTCTGCGTCCGTCGACTGCAGCTGGAGGTACTCGCCAGTCTTCTTGTCCATCGTCGTAACGATGCCACCAGTCGTCTTGTCCAGGAGCGCGTCCGTGACTCCGCGGCTGACCGAGAGGAGGTCGTAGTCGAAGAGGTATTCGTACTGGTGGAGGACACCATCGATAGCCGGGATGAACTCCGGGTGTAGAATCTCAGTGCCATTGAGGAAAAGGCGACCCATGAGATTATCAACAGCAGAGGACAGATCGGTGACACCATCAGGCCTCCAAGTAGTCTTGTTGAGAATCTCCTGCAGCAGGACAACCGGGACGACCGGGATCGCGGCGTCCTCGATGAACCACTCGTTGTTGCGCACGAGACGCAGGATCTCGTTCGCCTCGCCCTCAGCATCCTGTTGCCCGACCTTGCCAGCACGAGCGCCGACGCCGTCCTTCTCAGCGAGAGCACCGAGACGGAGACGAACCATCTGGTCGACGATGTAGCGGTAGCCACGGGGCGGGAAGCCCATCGTCTGCAGGATGTCTGTCACGAGCTTGTCGTAGATGTCGTTGCTGTCCCAGTCCGACCGATCGAGCAGCGGCTCGGTTGCTCGTGCCCAGCGACGAGCCAGGATACGCGCATTCCGCTCACGGGGAGAGCGCTCACGGAGGTTGCTCCGACGGTTCATCAGAGCGGCGGGCGTCCGAGTAAACGTGGTCGTGATGCCCTCAGCCGAGTCGAGACCATCGCGCACTCGGAACATCTTGGAGAGCGTGGGGTTCGCGATGTTGTAACCGGTGTCGATACGAGCGGCGTTGAAGCCGAAGCTCGTCAGCTGCTCAGACGAGTGATCGTCGACGTTGGTCTTCTCGCGGTGCTGAACCAGTTCAGCGTAGTCCTCGCCAGTGGGAGAGACGTGGGTGTAAGCGTAGTAGCTCAGGCGCTCACGAGTCTTGCCGTCACGAGTGGTGACCGTACGGATGCTCCAGTCAGGAAGCAGCTCCCGACCATCGAGCAGCTCGCCGTTGGCACCCTTGGTGTTGAACTCGTCCTGGCGAACGTTGATGTCCGTCTGAACCCATTGCTTGAGGGCAGGATACTTGAACATCAGGCCGAACGCGGGCATGGCCTCGAACGAGAACGCCCCGTCAGGAGACATGTTGGCGATACCAGGAATGTTCATCAGGTGATCGATCTTCACCTGCGGGTGACGAAGCAGCGCGTCGACACCCGCCATGAAGAGCTGAGCAGGAGGAACGTTGGACAGACCCTTGATCGCGCGAGAGGCGTTGTAACCAGCCGGGAGCGTCTTGGCCATACGCTCATCGATGAGCGTCGGAGCGGTGTTGCCGAGACCTTCGACGTTGTCGATGACAGCCTGAGCCAGCTCGGTTCCAGTGTAGATTCGCTCGTCGGCGCTGTTCTGACGACGACGAACGAGCTCAGCCTGGACGCTCTCACGAACCTCGTTCTGCTGTTCCTTGGTCAGAGTCGCGTACTCGGTCCAGGTATTGACCTTGACCGTCTCGCCGCTCTCGCCGGTGTATGTGGCACCCGTGGCCTCAGCCAGCAGAGGAATAAAGTTCGCACCCCAGAAGGAGAGAGAGGATGCCGCGTCGACCTGAAGGTCTTCGATCATACCCTTCTTGATCGGGTCGGTGTACGAGGTGTACAGACCCGGAATGATCGAACCGAGGATGGTCGAGTCAGGAACTTCGACCGTGGACTCACGGACATTCGTCGGACGAAGCTTGTACGCCGAGCGGAGAACGAACTTCTGAGCAACGAGACTCATCGTCTGCTTCAGACGAGCACGGATACCAAACTTGCCGTCGGGGATGATCTCAACGATCGTACCCAGAGGGGTCGAAGCGACAGAGGTCGAGAGGAGCTTCTCGGAGTAGACAGCGGTCTTGAACGCGCTGTTCGTCCGAATCTGAGCCATAGCCTCGCGGTCCGAGATGGGCTCGTGTCCGATGAGCACGAGACGGAACGTCTTCTGACCGGGGTTCTGAGTGATCCATAGGTCACCGACCTCGTGCTGGCCCTTGCTCGTCTGAGGAGCGCCGGTCGAGATATCGAGGTTGTTGCGTGCCTTCCGGAGACGAGCCTCCCACGTCACCAGGAGAGCGTCGTACTCAGGAGTCGAGCGGTACGACCGGTCCTTGATGTCGGTGATGACCCCGTCAGCCAGCAGTGACTGGGTAGCCAGGTAGTCGATGCCAGACGGAGTGTTCAGACGGTCGAGCAGGTCTGCTGCACGCTCACCCGCTTCCTGGTTGAGGGGCATCGAGAACAGGTTCGAGCCGGTCGTCGCAATGACGGAGGGCTTGAACGCGGTGCCACCGAGCAGGTCGGCCTCGGGGTCGAAGAACGCACCCGACGCGTCCACAGGGAACTCGTCGCTGTACTCCACGAGGACCATGTCCTGCGAGTCGACAGGCGTCGTGCGCGTCCACGCCAGGTCACGAGCACGCTCGTTCGGGTAGAGCGACGCATCGTCAACGGGCGTCCACACCCAGTTGTTCTCAGACGTGTAGCCCATCTCAGACAGGATACGACGCGACTCGTCCATGACGTCCACGTTGCTCGAGAACGGGATGAGGGGCTGACGCGTGTCGATGAGACCCTGGAAGTGCGAACGGAGCTTGCTCTCCCAGCTCGTACCGAGACCATCACCCAGACCGTCGAGGACAACGAACACCGGGTCGATGATCGGAGCGACGGGGTTGCGAGTCTCTGCACGGAGCGTGGACTTGGTGAGCACACCGTCGTCACGAACGAACTTCGTGTTCTTAGAGGTCTCGTAGATCCAGAGCTGAGAACCCGTCTGGTTCAGGTACTCGGTGATCTTGTTCATGACACGAGCGACGCGACGCTCGGTGTCGATCGGGTCACCGTTGACGGGAGGACCACTCGGGAGGAAGTACGACGACACCGTCTTCTGCACGAGCTGCTGCACGGTGTTGACGTTGGAGTCGTTGATCCGACGACGCTGCTCCGCGATCTCTGGCTTGAGACGGAGCTCCACCACGTTGTCGATCTCGCGACGGAACTTCCGAGCCGCCTGGATCGCCGTCCGACGAGCAGTAATAGTGTCTGGCAGCTTGTTGCTGGCGCGGTGCACCGAAGCGTTCGAGACCAGGTTGCTCTCAGCGAGATCGTCGAGGAACGTCTCGAAGTTGGCGCTGATGTCGATGTTGCGCAACTCGGGAATGCGCGAGAGCTCTTCCTCATTGTAGACACCAGGCCAGGGCTTCTGGTTGTTGATGTAACGAGGAGCGTTCTCGAGAACGACCGGCAGGGCGAACTCATCGATGCCGTTGCGGAGAGTGTTGAACACTCGATCCGACAGCCAGCTGATCGAGAGCTCGCCCTGAGTCTCTGCACCCTGCATGATCTGGTACGGCGTGAACCGAGCACCGGTCTCGTCCGTGAGGATCATGCGGTCGATGATGACCTTGTACGCGTACTTGTAGTGCGACAGCGGGAGGTTGGCCTCGCCACGGTCCAGGTTCAGGAACGCCCAAGCCTGGTTGTGCACCAGCTCTTCGATCGAGCCGAAGACACGAGTGTCAGCCGAGTCAATAGCACCACCAAGCTGAATGGCAGAGGCCTGGTTCTTGCGGGCATCCATGGTAACACGGGTGCCCTCCTTCATGAAGCCGTCAGAGCCCTGCCACGCGGTAGCGTACAGCGACATCGTGTTGTCGTACGAGCCGTTGCCCATACGACCACCGTACGCGACCGAGTTGGCGAACTCTTCCGTGGTCGGCTGGTCGAGAGGGTGGAAGTACTGAATCTCGATGCCCTCGACGGTAGCGCCCTGGGGCAGCTGGAGGTTATCCGCCGCCATACCCAGACGCTCCAGGTCCAGAGTACGCAGAGCGGGCTGACCCTCGCCACCGGCGAGCGACAGCTCGACCGTGGGGTCGTAGACCGACAGTGCCTGGATGGGGCGCTGGATCACTGTACCATCCACGAGCCGCACGGTTACGAGGATGCCGACGTTGTCGCGCGCCTCAGACAACGGGTCGCTCGGGTCGACCGGTCGAGCATCACGGCTGGACACGACAGTGGCACCCTGCAGGGTAGCGATCGGCATACCCTCGACACGGTGGTCGTATGTGGTAGCGAGCGTCGCTGCCTTGATCGCCTCAGCGTGAGTCAGGCGCATGGCACGCGCGGTCGAGATGTCCGGGCGAGCGTTTGAGCGCTGGCTCGTTGCCAGAGTCGTGCGCAGACGGTGGAACGCGGAACCGACAGCGTTAAGCTGGTGCTCAGCTGCAGCACTGGCGAGCTTCTGCCGGTTGCCCACATGCTGGAGCACGTAGTCCGGAGAGAACGGAGGCAGGTCATCGATGCCGAGACGACCGCGAAGCGTGAGCAGCGGGTTGTCAGAGGTCGGCGCGGGCTGGCTGTCAGGACGGGCGAGCAGACGGAACGAGCGCGCCGCCTCAGCCGCTTCCAGCGTCATGTCCAGCAGGTACGAACGGTCGTGACGACTGAAGAACCGGAAGGCTTCGTTGAGGAAGTACGAGCCGTTGTTGATGCTGGTCGGCTGGAGCAAGTACTCGCGACGCAGCATGTCAGAGCCGACGGCAGAGCTGAGCAGGTCCCAGTCCTTGTCGGAGAGCTGACGGGGGTTCTGCTCCCACTTCTGGATTGCGACCGACTCGTCTGTAGCAGTCGTCCGCTTCAGGTCGTCGGAGTGCATCTCGAGGTAGGCAGCCAAGTTCGCCTTCATCAGCGTCACCTGGTCGGGGTTGCTCCAGACGATCTGAGTGTTTGCCGCGAGGTAGTCGACGGCGGTCTCAGTCATCTCCTGCTGGTCGAAGATGTAGAGCTGGAGCTGCAGAGCCTTGCGCTCTTCGATGTCAGTCGTCTGCAGCGTGGCCTTGGCGACCTCGTCCCGGCGACGACGGATGGTCTCGCGCGGGTTGTCGATAGTCGAGAGGTCTGTGTCCTTGCCCTGGACAGCGAGTCGGAAGGCCTGGACCTTGGACTCTTCCTTGAGCTTCGTGACGGTCAGTTCAGAGAACGAGCCGAGCTCCTTGATCGCGCGAGCGACCTCATTGACAGCCTGCTCGAAGGTGTTGTCACGAGCGTTCTGCTGCTCGATGCTCCCGCCACCGTGCTCGACCATGAGAGCCGTGATGAGCTCCGTGATCTGGAAGTTGCCCTGCAGCGACTGAACCAGCGAGAGGTACTCGACGTTGGCGCGGAACGAGTCCGTGCCCAGGAGGCTCTTGTAGTACTTGGACTCCACGAACGAGCGAAGGCTCTGGTTCGCCTGGAGGGTCGACAGCTGAACGCCGCCCTCCCCGTCAGCGGCGTACGTCGAGCGGAAGAACACCTGCTGCAGTAGAGGCTTAAACATGCCCTCGCGTGCGGTGTACAGGTTTAGGAACTGGTCGACGTTGGGCTTGCCGTCCGCAGTGACGGGCGACCAGTCGTAGGTGTGACCGTTGTCGAACTGAATGCGGATCGGACGCAGGAGACGACGGGGGTTCTGACGGAGGTCGTCGATGTGCACCGTGAGACGCTCGCCCACAACGACGTCCTCGAGAGCACCGTACAGGCGACCGTCCATGAGACTCTCGACGGCACCCATGCCACCGACGTTCACGCCCATCTTGTTCTTCTTGGCGAAGTCAGTGTCGAGACCCATAGCCATGGACTCAGCGGCAGCACGGATAGTCGTCGGTGCTGCAGCAGCCTGGCGGAACGCGATCTCAGAGGCGAGACGATTCTCCAGCACCTTCATCAGGCGCGGGTTGTTGCGGATGGTACCGACGTAGTCCTTGTCGTCATCGTAATTCTTCGACAGGTTCTCGATACGAGTGGACCGACCGTTGGCGTAGTTCTGCAGGTCACGGATCGCGTCGCGACGCTCAGTGTTGGCGCTGATCCAGGACCAGCCACCACGAGTAGAGGACAGGTCAGCGAGGAACAGGTCCGACGCGTATGCGAGGATCGGGACCTCGTCCTGGCGGAACGTCTCGTTCACCCAGGCCTGGAAGTCCAGGACGTTCGTGGCCTTGCTGAGCTTGTCGAGGAACATCTCGCCCATGCCACGCTCACGGACGTCACGCACGAGGGCAACCCACGGATCGCTCGGGTCGCTAATCCGCTCGGTGAGAGACAAAGAGTCGAGCCAGACATTGTGCAGAAGCGTCTGACGGAAGAGAATCATTGCACCCTCTTCGGGCTTCGCGAGGAGCACCTCGTACAGCCAGCGAGGATCCTGCGGCACGCCGTCGTTACGCGTCGGCAGCACAGCCTGGAGCGTCGTCGGCAGAGAGCGGAGCACGTACTTGAACAGCTCCTTGTTGTCTCGGAGCGTGCGCTGCAGGTGCTTCGGCCCCTCACGACGAAGAGCGTTGATGTCCATCAGCGAGCCGCGACGGAACAGTCGACCGGACTGCTTGAGCACGTCCTGGACCTGCGTCAGAGCCGTCAGCGTCTCCTGGTAGTCCCGGAGGTTGACTTCGTTCAGTGAACCGGTGACGCGTCCGTTCTCGCCATGCGCAAGGAGCGGATCGGCGTTGCCCGTGATCGTGTCGACGAGGATGGTCCACGAGGAGACCTTCATGCCGTCAGGATAAGGGAACCCGTTCTTGATGTGGTTTCCGTCCGAGTCGCGAAGATACTCGGATGCGTCACGCCACCGGTCACGCTGAGCCTGCCGCTGGGTCTTACCGAGACCCATGTAGTTCGCCGTCGCCATGGCAACGGACTGACCGAGCAGGTTGTACTGGATCGCAAGGTCACGACCCACGATGTCCTCGACGGGCATCGCGGCGATCAGGGCATTGGTAGCCTGCTCGGGCGTGAGGTTGCGATAGAAGAACGGACGCGACCCCGCGTCGTCCATCGGAAGGTTGCTTTCCCGAATGACATCTTCGGCAGCGTTCTTAAGCAGCCTCTGGAAGAGGCTCGTGCTAGCGGGCTGGCGTTCACGCCAGAACTGAGCGCCATTCTCCAGCTCGTACTGACTCACATCTGCAACAGACCACGTCGACATGGTCAGCAGAGCGTCTGAGAGGGGAACGTTCGGGAAAGCCTGTTTGGCAAGGAGCTCGAGGTCGGCACGGGCCTTGACCAGGATGGGATCAGCGTCACCCATCAGAGCTTCGATCTTGCTGGTTTCGCGACCGGTGTTGATCGCGTTGTAGATGCGCGTCAGCATCTGGAGGACCGGGTGGCCCTCGTAACCAAGCTGCTCCAGAGTGCTGGAGTTGTACGGCGTGTACGCCAGCCGGGACTCTGCACGGAAGGCGTCGTGACCCGTGGTCTGCTGCTGGAGGTCGATGCCGAACGAGCTGGCACGGACAGCCGCCTCGACACGGATGTCGTCTGCGAGAGCGGTCGGGGAGACCGGTGCGTAGCCCTCCTTGGCGAGCAGCGCGTCGGTCGTGACGATTGCCTTCTCGACCCGGTAAGCCTGCAGGTGCGCCTGGATGACACCCTCGATCATGAGCAGCGGCGAGCGGTTCTCGTAGGTACGAGTGATGCTCTCGCCGGTCGGCGACGGCAGCTCGATCGTGGTACGAGAGGCGTACAGCCGGTTAACCTGAGTCGGGAAGTTCTTCTCCAGCTCGCGGTAGAAGTCTTCCTTCCACGTGGTCGAGCCGCTACCGAGAGCACCCAGGATGGGCAGACCCTCAGCGTCACGAGACCGAATGCGCTCGTGCTTCTTGTTGACATAGCTCGCGCCGACGTACTTCTCGATCACGGCCTTCATGCCGCGCTGGCCCTTGAACAGGTTCTTGAGAGTTTGCTCGAGCTGCATCAGAGCCTGGTCTGCTGCAGCGTAGCCGTCCGCGTTCTCGCCCTGAGCGATTGCGAGACTCAGCTGCTCCCGGATGCGCTTCTCGAACGAGCGCTCCGAGATGAGCCAGCCGTCACGAGAGCGGAGATAGTCACCACGACGCAGGTTGGTAGCGCTGTCGCCGTTGACTGCACGAGCGCGAATCTGGTTCTTGGTCTGGTCACCGTCGTTGTCCTGGGTGAGGACCTTCTCCAGAGCCTGGGACACCATGATGACACCGTCACCAGAGTGGCTGACGCCCAGAGAGTCCTTCTGGCTCAGAGACAGGCCACGGTCGACCTGGAGCATGACCATCGGGAAGGAGCCGGGGCCGTCCGTGGGAGAGCGGCTGATGATGTAGCCAGCCTCGTTACGCACGAACTCGTCGGACTTACTCGGCAGGTTACCGTTCTCGTCAGGGACGTAGCCGTTGTACAGGTTTTCGAGGAACTGGTTCGCGTTGGAGATCGCGTCCTCGATACCGTTGGTCCAGGCCTCGAGCTGCGACTCAATGAAGCTCAGAGTCTGCTCCTGCAGGGCGAGCGAGCGGGTGCTGTACTCGAGGTCGGCCTTGGCCTGCTCGTCGTTCGGGTTGGCCGCGACCTTGTCGGTCAGCTTCTTGACCTCTTCACGGGTAGCCGTGACGCGGTCGTTAATCATGTTGCGCGTGCTGGTGAACGACTGGAAGGCAGCGTCCTCGTAGCCGGGACGAGCGACGTTGTGGTACACCACAGCGCGCATGTTCTCGACGCCAGAACCGGAGAGCTTCATGCGAGCCGACAGAGTAGCAGCCGCCTCCTGCTGGACCTCAGCAGTAGCGTTCGTGGCGGCCATGACGCGCTGAGCCTCGGTCGCCATGCGGCGAGCACCCTCGGCGATGACGACCTTTTCAGGCTGGGTAGCGGTACGCGCTGCAAGGCGCTCGGTCCCGCTCATGGCCTTGAGCTGCTTCATGTCAATGGGCGACTCGCCGTTGATATCCTTGAGCGCGTTGATCGCGTCCAGGTCCTTCTGATCGACGTTCTGAAGCTTGTTCGCGAGACGGATACCAGCCGTCATACCAGCGCCACCGGCGAAGCCCATGAGCGCGGCGTTGACGATCTCGTCCTTCATGGAGTCGAAGTCACTGTAGCCGAGAGCCACGTTGTCGAGGACGGTCTGGGAGACTTCTTCGATCGCCTCACCGAAACCGTTCATGAGGACAGAGTACATGCCGGGGTTGCGCTCGAGCTTGTCGACCGCGTTGTAAAGCACCTGGGTGTTGATCGACTGTCCGGCCTTGTTGCTCAGGTGAGCGGCTGCACGGAGACCGACCCAGTCGATGAACGTGCTCGGAGCGAGCATGGCTGCAGCGCCGTCAGCGATCTCACGACCCCAGGTACGGTCGAGGACCTCACCGTTCTTGATCTGGAACGTTCGACCGCCGCCGACGAAGGTCTCGATGTCGTCAGCCTTGTTGGTTACGCCCGGAGCGCGAAGGGATCGTCCAAGAACGAACGGTACGAACATCTGCGTTGCATCGATCCCCACGCTCGCAATTGCTGCAAGGGTGTTCTCTGGTGCTGCCCACTGCTGTGCGTACTCGTCGTACACGTAGCCAGTCGTGAGTGTCGTTGCGCGGCCCGCAGCATAGGCGCTCGTTCCCGCAACGTAAGCTGCCTGTCCGAGCTTCGATCCCATCTGAAGGGCCGAGTCTCCGAACATGAGAGCAGCGTCGAGGACGTCGAGGGCAACGCCGCGATCCTGAGCATTGTACCAAGCTGCGTCACCGTCGCCAATTCCCGTGCCGAGGAACCCACCGTCGCCGGACGTGCTTGCGTCGTATGCACCATGAAGCAGTCCTCTCAGTGTGCCCTGGTTGATCGCCATGGAGCCGAAGCCCTCAGCGGCTGCACCGAGACCACGAGCGATAGAGCCGTCAGGGCCGTTGAACGCCTGTTCGGTCTTGACACTAGCACGGGCGGCCATGTCGAGAATCTCGTCCTGGTTGAGGACACCGGCGACCGTACCGACGAGCGCACCACCGAGAATACCCCAGGGACCGAAGACGGAACCCTGCACGGCACCCATGGCGGCCTGACCGAGAACGGCGGCGGCATTGTCCCAGCCACCAGAGTCTTCATCCCAGTCAGCGAGGATCTCGTTCTTGCGCTGATCAGCCGCTGCAGAGGACTGTCCAGCCATCCACTGCTTACCGAACTCCTGGCCGCGCTGCATGACAGCGTCGCGGATCACCTGCTGATTGCCGTTAGCCTTCTCGTAGATGCGACCAGCGTCGTCACCGAGGACCTGCGCTGCAAGGATGCCGTTGGCCTCGTCGATGGAGAACCGGTCGGTGTTGTACAGGTTGTACCGGAAGACACCGTTCTCGTACACGTCACCGGTCGTGAACTTGCGCTTGTTCTCGGGACCGTCAGCGAACTGCTGGTCCCACGTTACGATACCCGTGAAGTCATCGTGCTGGTAGAGCTTGGACTGGTAGTTGGGATCAGCGTCGATCTTGGCGGCTTCCGCCTCACGCTGAGAGCGCATCGTGTTGTAGAAGTCGTCCGAGAATCCAGACGCGATGCCGTTGGGGTTACCGCCAGTCTGCCATGCAGGCATCCTGTTGGCCTGCCAAGAGTCTCCGCGAACGTACTGCTGCCACGATCCAGTGAGGCCGGAAGGAGCACCGGGGCCAGCGGGCTTGCCTTGACCGCCTGCAATCTCATCCCAGGTGGCCATGGATCTCCTTGAAGCTCTTATCGACCCCTCCGGACGGGGCCGCAACTAATGATACCACGGATGCACTCCCGGCGCAACCGCGCGCCTATCTTGCTCGATGCTCGGGATCACCGGGGCTGACTCCGGGCAGAGCTTTCGGCTGTGGTCTACACCGGTGGGACCGCCTCCAGGAGTCTCGTCGGGTCACTCTCTCCGGTTACTGTATATAGTAGCGCGCCCTCATCGTCACTTGTCCGGTTACAGGGGATCACAGAAAAACGGAATTTTCATGAGAGGCAATCCAAAATAATATAGTAAACAAAACAAACACATTATACCCCCCTATACTATATATTATATAGAGTATCTTCTATGTTCTAGAAGTCACTCAATCATCACCTACCCTATTCAAATTCACTGGAAAGAAGCAAGAAGTAGAAGCACCTACAAGAGTCTTTTCATGTCACTTTTCCATGGTCACATCATCAGTCATCATCTAAGCATTCATTGGTAGCAAATCCATCAACAAGGAGATCAACATGTCCGAGCTCGTATTCACTCAGCAGGATCAGGCACCTACGGACCTGGTCACCGAGATCACCAACGTCGCCAAGGGCGGCATCCGCAACGTCCTCGCGTACAGCATGGCACTCGACAAGCTGCCCGCTGAGGACAAGGCCGCACGGCGTCAGGCAATCGAGGACCACAGGTCCAAGACCAACATCGAGTTCCTCACGATGTTCGTCGGCACACCGCAGACGCGTCAGGTCATCGCACGAGACAGCGTCGGCGAACCCATCCGCAACAGCAACGGAGACGTCGTCATGGAAGACGTCCTCATCGAGCACCCGTATCAGGCGCTCATCAACCAGCTCACCAGCTGAGAACTAGGTCTAGCTTCGGCTAGACCTTTTTCTTTTACATTACGCATATGTCTATTATCAATCTTCATTGTACGAATAACTAATACAATAACTCGTTCTACGGCTAGCCACTTGGCGCTTGCCTCACTGGATAGTGAGGTGGTTAGCCATCTGAACGACAATGAGATTGATAATAGTCAAGTGCGTGGGTATAATGTCAAGCGTTAGCTTGAACATCGAGCTTTGCTCGTTGTTTAGACACAGTAACGTAGCTTGTACCTAGCATTGACACAATAACTGAGTCAAGCCAGCTACTAAGCACGTCGGTATAATGTGATTGTTACTTTGTTTATGACCATTTGTTTTCCATGTCTCGCATGGGCGAACCGCCGCCTTTCCATGCGAGACATGAGCGAACCACGGTGAACCGTCAGGTGAACCGGGCACGAACCGCCAGGTTCCCATGTCTCGCATGGGCGAACCGCGCGAACCGTTTTCCGGGGCAAAACCCCTTTCAATCTATGATCTTTGTTTCGCGTTCCATTATGCATAAAAGTTACACAGAAATTTGGTTCGAGCGGTTCACTCGCCCACGTTCCCATGTCTCGCATGGAAAGGCGGGCGGTTCGCGGGGCGGTTCGCGGCGGTTCACTCGCGGTTCACTTTGCCAGCTCTCCATGTCTCGCATGGAAAGCGGGGCGGTTCGCGGTCACGTTCCCATGTGTCTCATGGTAACCAGCGGGCTCTCACTCCCCTCTTGGTGCAGGGCGTTTGCACTGTTATAGCATCAGCAGTGTGTTCAGTCTACACGTCACTACGACGTGTTCTCGACTGCTGTCTCTCCGCCATGGCTATGGCCGCGTCTTGGCTAAGACGCTGGGGAAAGAATACTTTCTTTGGAAGAATAAAGGTAACGAAAGGATATCAAATGTATAGCATATCTGATTTGATGACCCTAGCTGTGCTTATGGCATCAGTAGGGTTTCTTGTTGGAGCCTACCTGTTCTGGGAACTGGGAGCTCGCTCTCAGTTCAAGCAAGACAGTGAGCTCATCTCTGCTGCAGAGCAGCGTGCAATCGAGCTCGAAGAGGAGGTCCACATCCTCGAAGCCAACGGTGGACGACGTCCCGCAGCATTCCAGCTCTTCGACCAGGAGGACTACGATGACCATGAGTGAACAGCTGTTCCAGCAGCTCAAGACGCAGTCGCTCAGCGACACCGCCAACTACCTCGAGCAGCTCGGTGACTATCCCGAGCAGCCCGATTCTCGCTATCCGCTCTTCCCTGCAGCTCTGCGTGAGGTCGAGCGAGTCGATCCTCCTGAGAAGTGCCTCAACTGTCACAAGCCTGGGTACCACTACCCGGCTGACCGTGCGTACGCACCCGGTCACTGCTACAGCGATGCCGGTGTGCGTGAGTTCAGGGTGATGTCGAGCATCTGCGAGTTCTGTTTCGACCACATGTTCCGTGATCCTGACGAGGACGTCGCCGACAACACGGCAGACGCTGAAGAAGAGCACGCCATGCGCCAGCACCAGCAGAGCCTCGACAACCTCAAGGACTTCTGATGGACGACTGGAAGGCGTACGTCGAGCCACTGCTCGAGCCGCTGCCTCTCAAGAACCCGCTACCTGCGTGGGAGCCTCTGCCTCACTACATCGCCAAGCTGCCTCTGCATGTCATGAGCATCGCCACTCATGAGTGTGTCTTCTGCGGAGAGAAGCCCATCTTCGATTCGTACGAAGAGTATCGCAAGCACTTCTACGAGTTCGAGTACGAAGGCGAGCGCTACCACGCTCCCGACGACGAGTTCAAGTACCACATCATCGCAAGTCTCTGCACGTCATGAGGATGGCTGCGATGTCCTCGTATCTCGCAGGCATACCGAAGGAGTTGCATCTTAACGATGCAGCAGAGATGTTCGTCTACGAACTTCTCATCGACCATCTGCCCGTCACCGCACCCGTTCCGCGCGCGAACGCGCTATAATGGGATCACGCCCAAACACCGCCCTCGGTGAGTGGCCCACCATCCGGCTCTGGCGTCCCGGCTGGTTGGCCGCTCACTCAGTATGGTGCTGAGTACCGGTACACACCGCCCAACAGGAAGGAAGCCACCATGGCTCCGAAGAAGAACACCGAGACCGTCGAGACCGAGTCGAGGGAGCTGTCGCCGGAGGCGATCGCCGCTCGTGAGGCCGTGGCCTCGCGTCCGCGTCAGTCCGTCGTCCGCTTCCTCGAGTACTACCTCATCATCCGCGACTCCGCGCCGGATGAGCTGGACCGCCTCTTCGGCGACCAGGTCGAGGTGCTCGAGGTGCACGCCGCCGAGATCGACAACCCCATCCAGAAGGCGATCGAGGCCGCCACGAAGGCGCAGACCGAGCGCGCTGTCAAGGCGCTCGAGAACGACGACGCGCTCAACGGCTACGCCAACTTCGTCTTCGACGAGGAGAAGTTCGCCGAGAAGACGCGCGTCAAGCAGCCTCGCACGAAGAAGACCATCGCCGAGAAGGCGGAGGACCTCTTCAGCAACGCGTCGGCGGAGGACCTCGACGCCCTCGCGGAGATGATGAAGGCCCGCGGCCTCGTCTGATCCTCGTCGGTCGGCTAACAGGCCCGTCACCCATCACGGGTGGCGGGCCTGTTATCATGTAACTAGGAGTGTAACCATGTCCGACAAGACAATCATCATCGAGAATCCCGGTGATCCCGAGACACGCAAACGTCTCGCTCTCATCATGCTCAGGGCTCGTCTCACACTCGCCATTCAGATGGGTAGCACAGACACCTTCGCATTACACCGTGCTCGTGGCTGGGCTAAGAAGCTCGGCATCACGGTCGGCGTCAAGACCATGAAGCAGAATCTCCGCTGGATCGAGTCCGAAATCAAGAAGATCGCTGACAGCGATGAGCAAGATCGCTGACTTCCGCAGGGAGATCAAGTACAACTCCCTCGTCTTCGAGCTGCTTGCAGCACGAGACGTTCCCTACCTCGTGTACCACCACTCAGGTGGTCGTACCATCGAGGCACACACGCCTATCTCTGGTCTGTCCATCCTCATCTCAACACAGCCCTTGCCACAAGACAAGGTGCTCGTGATCGTCAAGCCGACAGGAATGAAGGGCATGACCGAAGAAATCCCGGAGATCCTGCTCAAGCAGAAGCTCCTCAAGTACATCGGGAAACTTCTATGACGAACTATCAGGAGCTCAGAACCGAAGACGGCAAGCTCAAGGCTGATGCAATCAAAGCCGTCAAGATCAAAGAGATCAGCGCCAAGCAAGAGATCATGGGACATCAGGGCTACTCTGAGCGTCCGACTCCATACATGATCCAGCTGCAAGACCAGAACCTCTGGCTCAGGGTCTACACCACGCCCATCGGTAACACGAGCGTGGTGTACATCAAGGCCGGAGGACACATCACGTACTGCGAGACCGCTCTCGAAGAGGCGCTCGCCCGAGCAGAGGACGACTGATGGACTCTCCCAACTTCACCGTTGAGTCTGTGCCTCACAAGACACAGATGCCCAACATTCCTGCGTCGTACTATGACGAAGGAACGATCGTTCGCCTCACCACCGGTGAGCGATATCAGGTCGCAAGCTCTCAGCGGGACGGCAAGTACTGGCTGAGGCTGCACGAGAACGTCGCGTTCCCGATTCCTCAGAGGGATCAGTGATGAGCGAGTCAATGTTCCCTGAGTGGATCATGGACGCCATGCGTAAGGCTTATCAGCCTGGAGCCCTCGAGCAGATGATCAGGAGCGAGATCGTAGAAGAGAACGATGCTGAAGAGCGTACGCTTCTCGGTATCAACCTCGAGTACGTCTGTCCTGCGTGCGGTGAGCAGGTCGTGATCTACAATCTCACCAAGGAACGTGTGGTGCAGGAGATCGGGACCATCGTGCTTGCTGACACACAGCCCACTCTTAACTGCCAGTTGGAGTGGATCAAGTTCGCCCTGGTCGCTGTGCTAGATCAGGATCAAGTCACTGTCCATGAGACAGTCATCATCAAGGAGATCGAATCATGAGCACGACGCTCGACCAGTGCGGCACGACGCCGGACACGCTGTACCCGACGCCCGACAACTGCTGGGAGCAGGTCGGCACCAACATCGTCGTCCACTACAAGGGCGAGGACTACACGCACGCCATCCTCGGCGATGCGACCGTGGCCATGGTCCAGGCGCAGGACTGCCCTGACCTCTACGCCACGTGCAACACGACCAGCATCGTGTGGGCGTACCCGCCGTCCGCACCCGTGCAGACGCCTCTCGCTCAGACGGGAGTCGACCCCGGTCTCGTGGTCGCTCTCGTCGTTGGAGCGATCATCGTCTCCGGCGTCGGTAGCTGGCTGCTCGCCGCTGGTGGCAAGCGCCGTAACAAGGGAGAGTGACATGCGACTCATCATCAGCCAGCAGGCTCAGCGTGCAGTCAAGATCGCTCGTCGTCGTGACGCGGCGAAGAACCACCGTGAACACAAGCAGTGGCATCTCGCTCAGGCAGCTGCCATTCGTGAACACGCCAAGGGTTACCGTGAGTGGGTCGACAACCCCGAGACGGTGCTCTCCGAAGAAGATCGTGAGCGGGCGGACAAGGAGATCTTCGACCTCCTAGCTTCTGCCATGGAGCACGAGAACGCGAAGTGCTTGGACGACAAGTCACACTGACACCGGCTGCGGCGGCGGGGCGCGGGGACGCCACCGCCCGCTGCACCGGCTCTGGGGCCGTGTGCCCCGCTCTCGCGCGCGCTGGGGCCACCGTATCCGATGGGGATCGGGCGGCGGTTGCGTGCCAGAGCGGGGCACACGCGGCTCCCTCAAAAACTGAGAAAATTTTCTCGGATATGTAAACCTCTCATGCCACGCCTGGCATGGTATAATAAGTAGAGAACAAGGAGAACGACGTGTCTGACAAGAGTAAAGCACAGATGGAAGAGATGAGCAACGACCTTCTCGAGTCGTCGATCAGTCACTTCCTCACGTCCAACATGGCTCACCAGATCGCTGGTGTCCTGACTCAGCTCGGCTACACCAAGCCCGAGTACCAGGACAAGGAAGCAATGCTTCCGATCAACAACACCGTCCTGCGGTGGGGCGATCTGTCTCACAGCAGCGCGGACCCCGATCCGATCCGTGACGAGCGTCCGACAACGGACATCGATCATGCCAACATCGTGTGCTCCGATCTCGACGGCTTCGCCGGTCGAGGCGAGTTCCAGCACGGCTACGGCCCTGCTCACAAGGTCGTGTTCGACATCGACTGGCCGATCGACGTCGTTCAGTCCAGCCCCGGCAAGGGACACCTGTACATCGACAAGGAGATGTCATGGTCCACACTCATTATGCTGATGGCGGCATTCGTCGAAGCCGGTCTCATGGAGCCGGGCTTCATGTATGCCTCGATTCAGCGTGGTTACACCAGCGTTCGCGTGCCGTGGGCGCTGAAGAACAGCGGCGTGATCGTCCCCGAACCGGAAGACGAGATCAAGAAGCGCCGGGAACGGTGGGAGAGTTGATGCTGAACCCGCCTACCGCTCTGTGGGAATGGGTGATTGATGACGACAGCCAGGAGCTGGTCGTTAGCCCTCGCACCTACAAGACCGAGGATGAAGCACAAGAAGCTCTCGACGACTGGTGGGCACGGTACTTCCGTAAGCACTCTGGCGTGGTACCGTTCATCGGTAGCAGAGTGCGAGCCACCACTGTCGAGCGCCACAAGCACCTGTACAAGGCCCTGCCTCCCAGTCCAGGAGACCAGGGAGGCTACATGCTCTCGCACACCTGGATGAAGTGCGACTGTGGAGAGCTCAAGCTCTTTGGTCTCGCAGAGATCATCGGAGCAAACGGAGATATCAACAGGCACCGCGAAGCGCTTCGTGTCTACGATCTCCGTAAGACTTACAACTGAATACTGACATCAACCATCAAGTAGAAAGCAAGTAACCATCATGGCAAACAACAGCAAGGTCGAGATCCCCTGGCCGAAGAACATCAACCTGCAGGGTCAGCTGTCCTTCCCGCTCACGAGCAAGGAGGACATCGAGAAGCTGCAGGCTTGGCGTCTCAAGAAAGGCATCAAGCCGCCGCAGTTCCCCGACAAGATCGGCGGAACGCTGCTGCTCAAGCAGAACCAGTGGGACAAGGCCGTGCAGTACCTGACCGAGACCTACCTCCCGTTTGTCGACGAGCTCTACAAGCTCACCGACGGCGAGAAGGGGATCGAGCCGGGTCTCGTCGCAGAGCTCCTGGACCAGGCCAAGCGCGATGTCTGGATCGATGAGGGCGACAAGAAGAAGCGGCCCAACCTGCCGCTTCGTCGGCTCGACGAGAAGGACATCAAGAACACCTCGGACGCGGACGGCAAGACGCCGTACGTCGGCAAGGTCCGGTTTTCCGGTCCGTTCGAGGAGGCACCCATCGAGAAGGCCGCGATCGTCATGCGTGACGGTCAGCAGACGGTCGTCTCGCTGCAGGAGCTGAAGGACCAGGGCGTCCTGCCCGCGAGCCGTTCCGACTGGGACGTCCTGTGGTGGGGATCGAGCTGGACCTTCCGCGTCAACATGCGGTTCAACGCGTTCGACTCGGCTTCGGTCGGCGTCGCTGCGTACGCACCCAAGATGTACCTGCTCCCGCACCTCGGGATGCCGGTCTCGGGCGGTACGGATGCCGACGTCATCGACGAGGACGGCGACGACTGGGACGACAGCGACGACTGACGTCCACGGGCCGGGCACCTTCGGGTGTCCGGCCCTCTCATACTTAAGGAGCATCATGAAGATCGAAGTAACAACGGAGCATGGTGCTCCTACAATCATGACGGAAGAAGAGTTCCGTCAGTGGCTGGACATGTTCCTCGCTGACCGTACACTCGGTCCGCGATTCGAGGCAAGGAGAGTACGATGAAGTGGTGTGAATTCGAGTGGGACGGCGACGACGGCGAGCGGTATCGCTGCACGCAGCTGGCTGACCACGAACCGAAGAACGTTCACACGTCCGAGAACGGTCAGCTCCATGTGGAGCATGACGCCTAGACCCAACAAGTGCAAGGGGTACATCTATCCCTGCGGTCGCAACGTCCTTGAAGGACTCACGCACTGCTACGCACACGTCGAGTACTTCAAGAGAGAAGGCCTGATCAAGATGACGACGCCAGTCCAAGACGAGATGCGCATGAGCGCGTCGTACGTCAGTCGCTACAACAACTGCCATGGCAGTGCCAACCTCGTTGAAGCCATTCCTGGCTTCGAACACCCCGTTCGTAATGAGGACGGGATGAAGGGCGAGGGCACGCGCCTCCACACGCTCTTCGAGCTGGCTACGAAGAAGCACCAGAACCTGCGGCGTGCTGCAGCTCTGCTGCGTGAGGTCGCTGCAATGTGGGGACCTCACCGCACAGCCTGGCTCGAACAACCCGAGAAAAATTTTTTGATCGGGTATTTCATGAAGCACAAAGCGGAACCTCCGCTGGAGCTTCCCGACCTGTACAAGGCTCTCGTTCAGATCGTTCCTGCTCTGGACGAGGACAGCAACCAGCGTCGTGGCGAAGACGGCGAGCTGGTCTGGGTCAAGAAGGGCGTAGCCCCTCGTCGTATCGTACACCTTGCAGAGAGCATGGAGTACGTTGCAGACCTCATCGACGAGATGGATGCGGAGACTCTCGAGGTCTACGCTGAAGTCAAGCGTGAGGCGACGTGGCTGACCACCAAGCCCAAGACCACGGTCGACCTCGTGCTCAAGGACCAGTACGTCCTGCACGTGATCGACCTCAAGATGGGCGACGTGCCCGTTGCTGTCATCAACAACGAGCAGCTCATGTACTACGCCAAGACCTTCGGCGGAGACGAGTACGATCGTATCGTGCTCCACATCCTACAGCGCAACGGCACCGACAGCTGGGAGCTTCCCAAGTCGGTTCTCAATGCGTGGGTCGAACGAGTCCAGGCCTCCGAGTTGGAGATCCTGGCTGGTGACCTGACTCTCGTGTCAGGCTCGCACTGCAAGTTCTGCCCGGCCAACCCGCACACGCGTGGTGACCGTGGTTCCAAGGCCTGTCCTGTCATGATGCTCGAGCTGTACGGCTCGCGCGAACGTGCACAGGCAGACGAAGAGATTCTCGACGAGGAGTTCGACGATGAGTGAAGAAGAGAAGCGGATCATGATCGAGACCGTGCGCGAGCGCGTGGGTATCGACATGGATCTGCCCGAGAACGACTGGATCTGGGAGCTGTACGAAAACCTCACCGGAGACCAGCTCAAGCAGATCGACGCGGTCATCGATGCTACCATCGTGGCGACGGCTAAGTATCTGCAACCTGCGGATGACGCAAGCGACATCGGAGATACCCATGGCTGACAAGCTCAAGGGCATCCGAGAGCTTCGTGAGATGCCTGTCATCGTTCGTGAGGGTTACTTCGCTACCCTCTCGGTCGCTGACAGGCTCAAGCTCATGAAGCGGTTCTCGGCGTCCAACATCAACCTCGGCTTGATCGAGCACGCCAACAACGTGTCGATGCACATGCTCGCTAACCCGAGCAAGGACGCGATCTACTGGTATGAGGAAGGAGTGAAGTGACGTACCAAGAGAACGTCGCAGGTCTCGACTACGAGACCTGGTCCGATGTAGAGCTGGGAGGCAAAGAAGCACGCGGCCTCCCGAACTACATCGCCAGCCCGAACTTCAAGGTGCTCATGGCTAGCATCAGCTACGGCGACAAGGAGTGGACGTACGACTTCGTGTTCGACGTCATCCGAGAACACGGCAACAGCAAGGTCACTCGCACAGACGTCAAGTCCATGCTCGATGGGTGGCTCATCCTGTTCAAGGGAACTCTCATCGCTCACAATGCCTCATTCGAACGAGCAGTCACGACGTGGCTGTATCCGAAGTTCAACCCGTACCGCTTCCAGGACTCTGCAGTGGATGCAAGCATTGTGGGGGCGGAGCGGAAGCTTGAGGTGGCGTCACGACAGCTCACCAACACCGGCAAACTCGAGGCAGGTGAGAAGCTCATCCAGCAGTTCTGTGTTCCGAACGAGTTCTACCCGGACGGACCGACACCCGAGCTGATCGAACAGCACGGGCACATGGACGACTGGCTGCTGTTCGTTCATTACTGCGAGATCGACGCTAAGGGAGGTCTCGAGATCCGTAAGGTAGCTCGAGAGATCACTGAGCGTTTCCACCCTGGTCTCATTGACCAGGAGCAGTACCGTGAGAACGGTACGTGGGACATGAACCAGGCTGGCTGGGGCGTGGACCAGGAACTGGTGGAGAAGTTCCGTCAGCGGTCGTGGGCCAACGGCATCATCGCTCAGCGTGCGTTCAAGGTGACCGACGAGAACGGTGAGCCGGTCGAGATCAACTTCAACTCCCATCAGCAGCTCAGGAAGTTCTGTGAGGCTCGTGGAGTGAAGTACAAGAGTCTCGACAAGTACCACCTGCCTGGTGTGCTGGCACGAGTCAAGAAGCGGATCGCCAAGCTGGAGGGCGAGCTCAAGGACGGCGAGTACCCGAACCTGCGGAGGGAGCTGGGACGTCTCGAAGAAGTCGAGATGCTCCTGGAAACCAAGGCAGAGATCGGTGGCTCGACGCTCAGCAAGCTGCCCGTCATCCAGCGTCTGATCTCGGAGGACGGACTTCTCCGAGACCAGTACCTGCACGTCGGTGCGAGCCAGACGTACCGCACCACCGGTCGTGGTGTTCAGATGCAGAACATCAAGAAACTGGATGGAGAGATCCGTGATGTTAGTACTGCGTACGACTTCCAAACGCATTGGTCCAATGGAGACATGGCGGGTCAGCTCCGACAGGTCTTCCGCTCTCGTCATCCTGAAGGCGAGATCATCGTGGGCGATTTCTCTGGTGTGGAGTCGCGTGGCCTCGCCTACGAAGCAGGCGAGGAGTGGAAGCTGGACACATTCCGACAGGGGCTGGACGTATACAAGGTGCTGGTCACTAGGTTCATTCCGGGTCTGGCTTACGAAGATGTCACCCCGGAGCTCAGGCCACGAGGCAAGTACTCGGAGCTGAGCTGTGGGTACCAGGCGAGTGGTAAGGCTGTGCAGGACTTCATGTTCCGGCTCGGTTTCTCCATCTCGATCGAAGACGCTACGCAGAACGTGAACGACTGGCGTCGTGCATGTCCTGCTATCGTCGACTACTGGGGCATCCTCGATGATCTGCTCAAGGACTCTGTCATGAGTGGCATGGCTCTCAGCGCACCGATCGGTAACGGTCTGTCAGTCCACGTCTCCCCGTTCACTCTGCCCTCCATCCAGGAGGTAGAGCCGGGAGCCGTGAGCCTGTGTCTTCAGATCAAGGTGAACGGTCAGCCGTACGTCACGCGCTTCGTGCATGGCGCTCACTTCCGTAAGGGTAAGCTGTGCTACTACAAGCCTGCCAAGAACTTCGGACCCAAGGGTCTGTGGCTCGTGGTAGACGAGACGCGCTCTGCGAAGAAGAGCGCGGAGCTGGGCCGTGAGGTCGAGCTGTACTACGGCATCTACGGCGGTAAGCTGGCAGGTATCTTCACACAGTCGCTGTGTCGTGAGCTGTTCTTCGACAGCCTTATGTATCTCCGTGAACTCCTTAAGAGCAACGGCGTCGTGAACGCCGTGATCTGCGGACAGTTCCACGATGAGATCAACGTCGACTGGTGGCCCATGGAAGGTGGCCACACCAAGGAGTTCGTACAGGACCTGATGCGTCAAGCCATGACGCGTGTCAAGGTTCTCAAGGGCTTCCCTCTCGATGTCGACATCAAGTCGGCATACCGATACATCAAGTAAACGACGGTGGGCTGGGCTACGGTCCGGCCCACCGTACCAACAAGGAGTAACAATGAACACGCCCATCACCCTGTGGACGAAGCCCGTCTGCCAGCAGTGCTACATGGTCAAGGTCCTCTTGATCAAGGAGCTCGACGGCAGAACGGGTGTCGACCGTGAGGACACCATGAGACTGTGGTACACCCTCGTTCGCGAGGGCAAGGTCGTCGAGAAGGATCTCACTGCAGAAGAACACCGTGAGGACCTCGAGTACTTCAAGTCGCTCGGCTACGCGTCCGCGCCCATCACCGAGTTCCAGGGCTCGGCAGTGCCTGGCTTCAACGTCGCTGAGCTGAAGGATCTGGCTCACAAGTTCAAGCTGCAGCATGCCTAACCTTCGGCTGATCGGTATCGACCCAGGTATCGTGGACACGGCGTTCACGAGCATCACGCTGGACTTCGATGACAAGGAGATTCACATCTTCTCGAAGGTCTGGACGGGTGTGACACGACGAGAGAACAAGGTTCCCGTCATCGACGAGGAGTTTGTTCACGACATCATGTCTCAGTGGCTGGAGATGCGTGAGGCCGTACCGGTATCCTTCCTCGGTATCGAGGGGTATCGGCAACGCGGCATGAACATCTACCAAGACCAGGCCATGCTGGCTCTGGTCAACCGTCTCGAGCTCGAGCTGGTTCGAAGCGAGGTCATTGACAACGTCGGGCTCAAGCAGATTGTGCCCGTCCCGCTGCTGAGGCTGTTCCACGTGAACAGGTTCAGCCGTGCATCCAACCATGCGGACCGAGTGTCTGCAGCGCGTGTTGCCCTGGCTCGCGGTATCAAGAACCAGGACATCAACAAGCTGCTGTCGGACTACGTCCTCGATAACACGGAGGGGAAAGAATGGTCGGTCGCCTCATCTCAGACGTTGTAACGTTTGAGTCACCTCGACGTGAAGAATGGATGGATCAGAGCGCTTGCGCTAACACTGATCCCAACCTGTTCTTCAACAAGGACAAGGCTCACGAGGCCAAGGCGATCTGCAACGATTGCCCTGTCCGTATCCAATGTCTGGCGAAGGCTCTTGTAGACGAGAAGACAGTGTCTCGTCGCACAGGAATCTTCGGCGGCATGAATGCAGCAGAGCGTAAGCAGCTGCAAGAACATCTCAATAACATGCAGAAGGCACAGGCCTCTGCAACTCAGGAACAAGACAAGGAACAAGACAATGGCTAAGCACGTCACCAACAAGGATTGCTTCAAGAAAGAGCCTCACGAGCCGCACGTCTGGCATGATGCGTTCGAGTGCTCCGGCATGGGCCTCGACGAGGACGGCTACGTTCGTAACGTCTCGGCCGCCCTCGCTAATGGAGAGGCTCGAGAGATGCACTACTGGGCGGGTGCACACATCCCCGTTCGCAAGTGCCGTCGTATTGACGAGCATCTCCCGCACGCGTGGGACTGGGCGAACGACGACCACAGCGTCGGCGAGCGCAGCTACTGCCCCGGCGTCCATGTCACCGAGCAGGAGAAGACTCTGCTCGAGAAGCTCTCGACGCCCATCAACGCACCTCGTCGGAGCGGCAAGAACACGGTCATCAACGAGCTTAAGGAGTCCGCGCCGCCCGTCCTTGACGGTCGTCAGGCGTACGGTGACCGAGTCCAGAACATGAAGGACCAGGCCGCCATGATCAACGCCTACCTCGGTGGGCGTGAGGTCACGGCAGTCGACGTGCCCATGTTCCTCGTGCTGATCAAGGCTCACCGCCTCGGTCGGATGCAGGACTACGCTGACAACTACGACGACATCGACGGCTACATGCAGATCGCTCGTGAGGTCGTGGGCGACGACATGATCCAGGCTGCGACTGCACGGGAGTACGCCGAGATCAAGAAGCGCGGCGACCAGACCGACGGTCGCACGATGGACTCGTTCGTTCGTGCAGCAGGGTTTGATCCCAACGAGCGTCAGAAGCCTCGACACCCGTACGAGAACGTGCAGCGTGACGAGGACAACGATGCGTGACACGACCGAACTGGGTGGGGTGACGTGGGCGAAGGCAGAGCGGTTGTTCCGTGCTGCCGACGCCCACAAGCCCGAGGGTCAGCGCTTCGAGAACTGGAAGCCTAGTCAGACTGCAGCCCACAACCAGTGGGACGGTCTGACTCCGGGCAAGGCGGGCAAGAACCTGCCCGTGCTTAGGGTGCAGCTCTTGCTGTTCCCGACCGGTGAGGGCAAGAGCAAGACGAGCCTGGCTCAGATGACGTCAAGGGGGTACGACGAGATCTACGTCGTCGCGCCCCCGAAGACGCATCCTGCCTGGCAACGTGATGCCAACGTTCTCGGAGTCAACATCGAGCTCATGTCACACAAGGCTTTCCGCGAAAGGAAAAAGTTTTCGCGGAAGCCATTCATCATCGACGAGGTCCACATGCTCGGATCGCGTACCGGGGATGGATGGAAGCGTCTGCACCGCATGGCAGACAGCATGCCTGCCCTGATCATGTGCTCGGCAACACCGAACTACAACAAGCATGAGCGTGCGTACTGCATCGACATCATTGGAGAGACGGACCCTGTTCGTAGCTACGAAGCATGGATGCAACTGCACTGCACGACAGAGCCGAACCGTTACTCCTATTACCCCAAGGTCACGGGGTTCAAGGAGTTCGAGTCGGCTATCGACTTCCTCGTCGCACGCCCTTGGGTGAGCTACGTGGAGGACACGGCCACTTGGACCGCCGACACTCTGAGGATTCCGCTGCCCGATCTCTCCAACTTCGAGCGGCTTAACTTCAGCAAGCGTCATCACCGGCTCACCGCAAGCGACATGGAGAAGCGCCACAAGCGCGTCGAACTACGGCTGATCGATGACGATGGTCTCATCAGGGGAGAGGTGCTGCAGAGCATCGACGGCCTGATGAGGCAGTACCCCGAGCGGTCCAAGTGGCTCATCTTCTGTATGCACAAGACCGTCGCCAAGGCGCTCTACCAGACGTTTGTTGACGTTCCCGTCGTGGCACTCATTGACGGTGACACGAAGACAGAAGACGTTGACGGAATCATTCAGGCTTTCTCCGAGCCTGGAAGAGCGTGGTTGGTCGGTACGACAGCCATGGCTACGGGAGTCGACGGCATCGACAAGGTGTGCACGTCCATGCTCATCCTGGATGACATCGATGGTGACGACGCTAAGCGTCGCCAGCTCATCGGTCGCATCCTACCTCGCGGCACCGCTGACAAGCGGGAACGGCTCGTCGTTACGGCGCAGTTCGAGTAACCAGAGAAGTAACCAGATCCAACCACCCGTTACTCCGAAATTCGAGGTATAATAATGGATGACTACGATGTCAAGAGGGAGCTTGTGAGGCAGATCGTGGAGGGCGACAGAGCCCAAGTCAATCTCGCCAAGGACAAGATCGAGCTTCTTCAAGGTGCCAGTCTTGTTGACTTCCACCCTGAGCCCGACATCATTCTCACTCAGGTTGAACTGCCACAAGGCTGAATACACGGGGGAGACCAGGACGCTGGTCTCCCCCACGAGAGGAAACACATGCCTAATCTCCGGACGCCAGCGGAGCGAGCGGATGCAGCGAGGACACTCGCTAAGATGTTCGAACTGGTAGAATACCAGGGACATCTGTACATGCCGGTTCATTTCATGACGGCTAAAATCGACGATATCGAGGGCAACGACACAAAGGTCTGGACGACACTAGACAAGAAGGAGATCAGGTTCCTGGCCAACCGAGTCGCTGGAGTTCTCTTCGGAGCACCCAGCGAAGAGGTCGGCTTCCGCCTGATGCTCAGTCAGTTCGCCACTGCAGCAGAGAAGTCAGACGGTATCCTCGTCCGGATGGGCACGGAGAGGGTACAGCTGCTGCAGGAAGACGGCACGTTCACGGAGCCGACGGGAGAGTTCGTAGCGAACTATCTCGACGTTCCGTATCAGACCGCAAACAAGACTCTCGCTACCTATCTGTTCGGTGTCATCACCGAGTGGGTCGGTAGTAAAGAAGCAGCTATCTCTCTGCTACACCACATTGCAACGGCACTTCAACCTAAGTGGAGTGCCGTTAAGTATGTCATCCTCTTGGGGTCGGGCCGTAACGGTAAGTCGACCCTGATGAAGATGGTGTACGCGCTTCTCGGTAGGAGGAACGTCAGCAAGGTCAAGCGGCAGGACATGGCTAAGCAGTCTACCATCATCACTGCTCTCAACGGCAAGCTCATGAACATCGTGTTCGATGGTCCCAAGGAGTTCATCAAGGACTCCAGCGCTGAGAAGACTCTCATCGCGGGAGAACCGCTGGACATCGAGCTCAAATACGAGAACATGCCCTTCGAGGTTCAGACGAACGCGTTGTTCATGGAGGGTCTCCAGCACGAGCCTAAGGTCAGTGACAAGTCACAGGCTCTGCAGGCTCGTCTTGTTCGATTCAAGTTCCCGAACAAGTACGCTAAGGACCTGATGTTCGAGAAGAAGATGCTGCGTGAGGAGATGCTTGCCGCTCTCCTGCAGCTGCTACTCGACCACTGGGTCAACGAGAACGAGCTGGACGAGAAGCTCGCGCTCACCGCTGAGTCGCTCGACATGCAGATGTCGGCGATCTGGGCGATGAGTCCGGTGCTTCGCTTCCTGGAATGGATGGCACTCCGTGACCAGAAGTTCCTGCAGGAGATCGTCGCCAAGCAGATGGTGGTAGAGAAGTTCATGACGAACTATCGCAAGTGGTTGGAGAACAACGGCTACCGTAACATGGAAGACGACTACATTCTCCAGACGCTGAACGATAACTTCGAGATGAAGCGTAAGACCGTTCGCCCCGAAGGCAAGCCGACCACTCGGCTCTGCATCGTCGGTCTCGCACAAGACACAGACAACGCAATCCAGACCCTGCTGCAGGGCGGACAACTAGAGCACGCAGACGTAGACACTGCAGTGCTGGAGGACTAGTATGCAATGGTTCGAAGACAGAGAACAGTACACCGAGACGGAGCCTGTGGCTCCTGAGATCATGCGTCGCTTCGGCGAGCAAGTCGACCTGGTTCGGGTCTACCCCAACGGGATGACTCAGCCGGGGTGGAACATCAAGGAGTACATGGAGAACCACGATCGTGGAGCGTTCAAGCCGCGCCGCGCTCTTCGGTTCTACAGCAAGTACGACATGCCGTTCGGCATCATCATGAGGTCGGTGCCGCTGGTCGGCATCGACATCGACGGGAAGAACGGTGGCATCGAGACAGCCAACGCTCTGCGACTCACGAGGTCGCTGGCTGAGGTCTCAAAGAGCAACAACGGGTATCACGTCGTGTACGAGATTCCGTTCACTCAGTGGCACGAGCTGCGGGGCTACGACGAGCTGCCGGACCTCCTGGGTCTGGTGCCCGGCGTGGATATCAAGGGTACGGGCATCCTGTTCCACTACCCCGGTCAGCGGTGGAACCGTCTGCCGATCGCGCCCCTGCCGCAGAAGCTCTTCGAACTGATCTCAGGTGCGCGTGACAGTCGGCGACTGCGTCGGCTGTCTCGTCCGGCTACCTCAGCGGCGACGATGGACCCGGACGACCTGGTCATCCTGCATGACCAGCTTCGCACGGAGCTCAACGGCAAGTTCGTGAAGGGCGGTCGTAACCAGAAGCTGTTTGCTCTGGGTGCTCAAATGCGAACGGCGGGCTACCCGTCATGGGAGACCGCACTGTACGATCGTGGACACCAGATCGGACTCGACATCGACGAGGTGACGAGTATCATCAAGAACATCGAGGCGTACAGCTAGGGAAAGGTAGGGGCTTCGGCCCCACCTTTTTCTTTTAATATGGTATAATGGGAGCGTCCCCATGAGCCGGAAGGAACCGAACGGTGGCCAACAAAGAACGCGAAGAACTCGAGCGGATGCTTGAGGCAGAGTTTCCCAACGAGAACCCTCGATTCACCAGCACAGCAGAGCCGCCCAAGCGTGATGAGCAGGTGAGGGCGCTCGCACGTCCGATCAGTGAGCGAGGGCTTGTGCCCCTGACGCTCGAATCGTTCGTCGTCAGTGAGAACCCTGCACGAGTCGAGTGGGAGCGCTACGTCCGAGAGTTCCTCGGTCAGCTCTCTCAGGAGTCGGCTCACCGTGTGACCGCTCCCATGATCTTTGAGTGGGTCACAGGCGAGAAGATCAAGGACATCGCTAAGCGAGAGGGCGTTCCCAAGGACGCCTGGCGTGGTGGCGCTGCAAGCGGCTCTGCCAACATGCACCTGCGCCACATCAACTGGGTACTCAAGGAGTACTTCGGAGAGCCGCACAAGACCACCATCGCTGGTCGTGCGGTGGGACGAGCGTACGCAGTGCGCAAGTACTTCCGCGTCAAGGAAAAGGAACCGGCGTGCCTGACGCTCAAGCCCGACTGGAAGGCCGGAACATTGGACGTGACGTTCTAA